TCTGAACTCCTTCTCGTTGATGAACCGTCCCGTGTCCACAAAATTATCGAACGTAACTTGTCCACTAGCAATCATCTTCTCAAGCTGAGTGATTAGTCCTTGGTCGGGCTTTGCTTTTTTTCTCTCTGAGCTTATGTGTTTAGAAATTAATCTCATGTTGAACCTCCGTTATTTAATTGATTGTTAGTTTACTAGCTGTATATAACCTCTCCTAGGCACATGGCTTGGAACATGATGTCACTGCTGCATGCGTCGCCCTCTTCTGACAGCTCTGCTTCTATGACCCATGAGTAGTCCTCGTTCTCTGAAAGCGCTTGGAGTCTCTCTTGCATTGTCCTCGCGCTGAGTGTCCCGATAACCTCTGATGCGTCGTCACTATCTCTGATAGGTAGCTCACACCCATGGTCCATGACAGCCTTGAAGATGGCCTCTGAAAAAGATAAGCCCTTCTGATTAGGCACGGCCTCTGTTATTATTTTTATGGCGTCACGACCTATGAAGTACCAATAGTTGCTGCCGCCCTCAAGGGCTGTGATGAATACGTTCTCAAGGATTTCTCTTGGGATTTCTCGCGTTACTTTAATCTGCATGTTGCTTAGAATTTTTATGTTAATACTACTCTGATTGTCAGCCCGTCGATTTTGATGCGACCCTCTGCAAAGCCTTCGCTTGTCATTGCTAATGGAACACCTTGTTTGTTGAGCATTTCTTTTGCTATGGCCGCCTTGAAACTCCCCTGTAGGTTCATCTCGTTTACTGTGCTGTAATAAGTGATGGCGTAAAAGTCATCCATGTTGAACCCCATCTCTTGAAGTTTTAATATTACGTCTATCATTTGTCGTCTCCTTTTATAATGAGTTTAAAAACATTTTGTATAAACCTATGAATAGTGCCGTCCCGCCCGCAGCAAGGCCTATACCGCCCATAGTTCTTGGAAAGAATAGAACTAGCACTATGAGTAGTGCCACTATACCGAAGAATGCTAACGTCAGTATTACTGCTTTGATTTTCTTCTCCATTGTTAGACTTGTTTTCGTTCTACTTTATAAATCTCGTAGCCGCCAATGGACTTTAGAAAGTCAACAGCTTGCTGCTCTGTGATGGTAGGCTCTTGATGTCCCGGAGCTACAGGACCCACACGCCTAAGTATAACCTTCTCTTCTCTCTTTAATCGGTACGCCTTGGCCCTCTCTCTGTGCCTGTATATGATAAGCTCAATGCTATTAGGTGTCAGAGGAAAGTCCCCGACCCAATTATACACTCCGCTTCTTACCGACACAACAAGGTCCATTGAAGATAGGGTGCTAATAAGCGAACCGTCAACCCTGTGCTTTTGCAGCAGCTGTCGTAGGTCAAAAGTCTTTTGTTCGTAGCAGTCATTTATAAATGCCGCATACTTCTTTTCTGTTACTGAGGCTCTTTGTCTCATTGTGATTTTGATTTGATTTGATTTAATTCCGTTTCGTCCTTTCGGCGCTCTTCAGTTAGGGCACACACCCTAAGACGGAGGCAGTGTCTTTGAAGACACCGCCACTTAAAGGTTGATTATGCTACAATAATCTCGCTCTCACTGAACCACCCACCACACCCACTGCAATGGTAGTTAGAGTGCCCGTCATGCTCTAAGTCGTGATAACAACAGATACACATAGGCTTCTCGTTTGTCACGTCAAAGTCTGAGTCGCTCACATGATGGTCATAGTAGTCGTCGAACAGCTCTAGCTTCTTGAACCCTGTCTTCACAGCCTTGTCGCTTGTCGCCTTGATTGGTGTGTGTAACTTAGGCTGTTCCCACCACTTGTCAAATTTCCTTTGCTCTTGGGTATAGGTCTCATGGAAAGTCTTGCCCTCGGATAACTCTCTCAAGTTAAAGTACACCCAACATGTTAGTGTGCGCTTGCTTGTCTTGATGTCCACTTGCTTTCTACAGTACCAATTAGGATGTCCCTCTAATCTATCTAGGTCCTTGAGTCTTGAGTCGCTCACTTTGAATACGTCCACCTCCACGTTATAACCCACACCCTTCTTCTCAATTAAGTACGGCAGTCCCTCAATTATTAATGGGTACTTGTCCTTGGTATGTCCCTTGCCTATGTACTTAGAACCTGTAAGGTAGTTGTAGTAGTTGGAGTTGCCCTTCTTGAGTGTCCCGTACACGGCCACCAAATGGTCTTCTAGCACGTTGTCTTTTGAATACCACACACCGTCACGTTGTATCCACAGGTCTTGGTTGTATACTTGAAACGTCCTGTTGCGTGTGTTGATTGTAACAAAGCGGCACTCATACTTCTCTAGCTGTTCTTTCCATGTATGACGAGGCGTGTCGCCTAGCTTCTCAGCCAATACCTTGGTATCTGAATTGACTTTGTTGCCTAGTCCTGCAATGGTCCCGTTCATCATGAGCCACTCACTTTTATTTTTACCGCACGTAAATGGGTGCGTGTTCTCTTGGTTGATTGCGCCTACTGTTGCGTATCTGAAGTGTGCTATAAATGGACGCTCGGTCTGCAGCACCGCGTACTTCTTAGAGTCATAATACTCTACTTGGAAAGTGTCAAGCCACACTACGCCTAGTCCATGGGGATTGATACGGGCTGAACTTTTTAGCACTCCTTTGGCAAGTTGCATTCCTTTTTGTTTGATGATTATGACGCACATAATTTGATTTGATTTGCGAGCAGCATCTAAATAGACACAGAACTCTGATGAATTAAACTAATTTTCGACAAAGGTACGACAAGAATTGAACGAAGTCAAGTTTTATTGTAACTTTTTTTTACTTATAATGATTCTTAATAAGCTCAAGACCTTCGTATTGCATCTAAGTATCTCAAGTATAGCTCTAAGTTGAATGAGCCTCCCTTGTCTTTGCAGTTGGTGAGTGTTTGTTCTGTCCAAAAGTAAATGCACCTTGAAAGGTTGAATTGACTTGCTCGTGTGATGTTGTTGCTCATGTTAGTCTGTTGTTGTTGATGTCCATTTGATTTTCTCTATAGGCGGCAGTGTGCTATTCAGCGGCGCCACTCTGTGGTATGCGTCGGTCTTTGCTTTGCTCTTGCCTCTGAACAGGTTGTTGTATTCGCTCATGAACGTCTCAATGCAGTCGAATATGTCAACCTCTTGGTCGGATATATGGGCCTCATATACCTTGCCGCCCGCTGTAGACGCGACAAAGAATAGCTCCCCGTCCCTGTCTTCAATGATAAATTTCATTGTGCTTTTTACCATGTGTAATTGTTTTTTTAGTTTCTGTTTCAACCTTTTGGTATCGTCAGGCACGGCGCACACCGTGCTACAGGCGAAGTGTCTTTGAAGACACTCCGCTTTTGTTCATCTGCTTAGCTTGAGTCTTAGGTGCTCCATCTCAAGGCCGCGAACCTTGTCGCTGTCCGCCTCGTAATGGTAACTAGCCTCGACCCACTCGAAGAACTCAGTCGCCTCAGTAATTGTGAGCTCCTCGTATAGTTCTCTTGCCTGTTTGTTCTGTCCATTGGACACGCTCTCCATGATGTACTCAAAGTACCCATACTTGCCCTCGAGCTCGAGCTCTGCTGCTAATTGTTCTACTGCCATAACTTTAATTGGTTTGGATTTTCGGGATTTTCTTTTCTGTTTCGTAGCTTCTTGTACTCATAGTCTCCGCCCTCATACAGCTCGAATAGTTCGCTGTCTTGACAAGTGAAATGCTCTGAGTCCACTCCGAAGTATACGCTTGATATTAGCCCCTCTAATGAAGGAAATACCCTAGCCTTTTTTCTCTTGATAAAAACGTACACTGCGTCGCCCTCGTCGTTGTGGCGTATCTCAAGTATACCGCCCGCTTTTTTAAGCTTGGTTGCATGCATCATAGGTTTTCCCTCCGTTTATTTTGTTGGTGATTAAACTCTGTGGTAAACAGGTAGTAGTCCTCCTCGACCCAATTGCGCTCAGTTGGACACAGCCACTCTAGCGCTGCATGAATTGTCTCCTCGTCAACCTCTTGTTTGTGCCTCCAATCTTTTAGGTATTGCTTACCCTCTTGGAGCATGTCCCACATGTCGTCGTCGAACTGCTCGGCCCTCAATTGATAGTAGGTGGTGACTAGGTTTTGTCCGTTGTGATGTACAGTAGCTACTCCACCGTCTTCAGTGACAATTGTAGCCTCGTTGTTAGAAATTAGTTTTGCGTACCTCATGTTTTAATTGATTTCGTTACACTCGCATTTGAAGTCGTCGTAAATAAACTCACCCGTCACAATCCAATTGAGAGTCTCGCCCTCGCATGCATGCTCGTAGGTTTTGCCGTCGGTATGAATGGTGTACAGGTTGTCGCTTCGCTCAACCTTGCCGACAATGATGTAGAAAAATAGAATACACTTTGCCATGTTGTTTTTAATTTTTTAGTTTCCTGTTTCGTCCTTTCGGAGCTCGTCAGTCAAGGTGCACACCTTGAGACAGGAGGCAGTGTCTTTGAAGACACCGCCACTGTTTTGCTAAAACACATACACAACAACGAGTTACCACCTCGCGTCTCTTTTATCTCTTATCTCGACCCTGCAAGAACCACCTCGCATAGCTCGTCAATCTTTCCTTTAGCTATCTCCACCGCTTGAGTATAGGCTTTGTCGCTTTGTCTCTTGACCTCATGCAAGAACATGCGACGGTTACCACCACCGAACACCGTAAAGCTCTCGGTTGTGTATCCCATGGGGCTTTGCTCTCGCTCTACCCTTATAATGCTGAGCCAATACCCGCGCTTGTCTGTGTTTCCCGAAAAATAATTCATGCCACCTTTGTTGTAGTAAACTTCAATCTTCAAATGGTTGTTACCTTCAATGTGTCTGTATTGTTTCATGATGTTTGTGCGTTATAGGCGCACCCCTAATTAAGTTTTATATTTATTTGTACGAATTTTCGACAAAGATACAACGAGAATTGAACGAAGTCAATAAAAGTTATTAACAATTCCAGCTCAACCCTCGTTAATCTGTTGTCTCTCAGCGTGTTACGGCCCCTAAATTATTTAGGGTACTCGCCGTATACTTTTTTGTAGCACTCTTCGCACTGTGCGTCCGTTCCGTCGCTGTTTTGTACGCACTCAGTCAGCTGTGTTTGCTTGTCAAGTGAACTGCCAATGACAAGTAGTGCAATTAGCACGCACGCCGCTGCGAACTGTTTGATTTTTGTGGTCATCATTTCTGTTTTAGTTGGTCAATAATTTGCTTGTATTGCTGTGCTCTCATGACGCCCTTGCGAATTGCTTGTTTGCTGCTATGCGATACGTGGTTGAACTGACTACCTAGAAGAGCTCCTGTAATTGTGCCGAACTCAATCATGCACTGACGCACGAACATTTGCACGCTCTTGCCCTCGTTCACGGCGTCCCAAACTTGGCCGCTGTTGGCGAATTTGTAGTCCATTGGGAAATCCCACACGCCGCTTGTTATCGCGTCGGTTTGCGCCTTGACTAGTCTAGATACCTCTAGTCTGTTAGTCTTGAATGGCACTGCCTCTGAGGCTCTCGTTAATGATTTGCGCTGTCCAATTGCGCGGGTTGTTGTACTCATGGTAAATTGTTTATGATGGTTAAGACGCCTCACGGCGTTTCGTCGAATAACGGCTCATCAGTTAACCTTGACACGCTCGCATGATTTCTAGCTCGCTCTCGTAAAGAAATGTGCCGCCCTGTGTGAGCTTGTTACCGTGGCTATCAATCTTGATATCGCCTTCGCTTAGTTGAATAGAGCTATAGCTGCCTGTTCTTTGGCCGTAGCTGTCAGTGTTGCAAATGAAGTAAGTTGTCATGATAAATTATTTATTTGGTTAAGACGCCTCACGGCGTTTCGTCTAGTCAAGACTCGTCAGTTAACCTTACTTGTGCCAAGCGCACCCGTCTTGACCTTTGGTCATGCCTTTCGTGTAATGTGAATGGCTTAGTTTCGCGCTGTTAGAACATGAAGCAAGAACAGCCGCTGCAATGATGAAGATAATTAATTTACGCATGTGATTTGATTTGATTTGTTTCTGATTGTTGTTGTTACAGGAGGCGAAGTGTGTCTTTGAAGACACGGCCCGAACTAGGGCTTAGTATTCGCACTCCTCTATCTCGAAATACCACCCGAGGTCATCCTCTGAAGAGGCGCTGTAACCGTCTTCACTAACGTGCAATCCATAGTGACGGGAGTTTGCGTCAATCCAATTGAGAGCTGAATACTCGGTTGAAAATTCGCGGGTCATTTGGTGTTGACCATGCTTGTAAGTTTTGCCAATGTAGAACATAGCTTTTTGATTTTGATTATGTTTTGTGGTTACTGTTTCGCTCTTTTGAGCTCATCAGACAGGGCACTCACCCTGTTACAGGAAGCGAAGAGTGTCTTTGAAGACACCCCTCGCATGAGGCCTTTACAGGAGGCCGCTTGTGTTGCCGCTCACGTAGGCCCTAACCTCGTCGGTCCATTCGCCGGTATTGATGAACTTTTGAAACCTTTCTGCTAGTTCGATGACCTTACCGGCCTTTGCAGCGTCGCCATTGTACATGGACACTATCAGCGGCGTTATATGCTTGAGAAAGGCCTTGAACGTGCCGTTAGGCTTATTCACGCTGTAGTTAACTAGCTCGTAGAACAGCTCGTAACGTCTCATCATTTGCTTAACACTCTCAAACCTTGACGGCAATCTAAACTCTAGGCAATCACCTTTTACCAAGGCCAATTGATACTTGAAGTGGTACCCGTTTGCATGCATATGTGAGTCTGAGCTGCTTAACATGGTCAAGTTACGGTTACAGTATTGATTTGACAAACGGTTGCGAAACAGGGCCAAAACAATACCCGCGTTTTTTCTCACGGCCTCACGTAGGTCATCACCTGTGAAACCGTCGCAGCCTAGTGTAATGTGGCCTCCACAATTTCTGTTTGACGGGCTGTAGCGGTCATCGATTATGCGCTCGGCCTTGTACATCATGTCATACACTTTTGTGCGCCACAGGCCCGACGGCAACAGCGGCAAAATATGCGTGACAGCCTCGTAGCCGCATGAACTGTCGCGCTCGAAACCACAGAACAGCTCATACTCACGAACGGCGCCCCTGTGCAATTGGTTTTTCTCAACCTCAAAGCCTACCGTAAAACGCGACTCAATTGAGTCTCCGTTTATTTTTAGGGCCTCACGTGCTGTTACAGGTTTGAGGCCTGCAACGTCAATACGGTACTTTGTCTTGTTCAAGAAAAGCGGATACGGTTTGTGGTGGTAAAGTGTTACCTGTCCGCGTTCTTGGTTTCCTGTTACTGTGTATACTATTCCTGTGCTCATTGCTGTGTGTGTTTTATGTGTCTTTGAAGACACGGTTAAAATGAATATCCTAGGCGAGTAAGAGCGAATTTTAGAGCCTCTTTTAGCTCTTCGCGGCTGTTTGCAGTGGTCATTGTGCCCATGCTATCAATACTCATTGCAACGTTGCCTGTCGCGGCCTTGTGGGTCATTGTGAATACACAGTCTGTGGTTGGCTCTACGGCCTCTTCTGTCGTCTCTTCTATATCACCTTCAGACTCGGCCTCAGCGATAACAACGTCAGACTCAATACCCGCTTTCGCAAAGTTTATAAGGCCTGCAACGCTGCGGTCACACTTTTGATTGTTGGCCTCGGCCTCATCACATTTAGTGTTGAACGTTTCCACCACTACAGCGTCCATTCCACCTACTTTGAGTAATTTGCCAAAGTAGGAGTTTTTCACTCCGAACACTTTGTCGGCAAAGGTTTCCCTGTTCCAAGCGATACCCTCTTCGTTGCACAGGGCCTGTCCCTCGGCCGAGCTAAACCACTCGAAAGACTGAACAGCTACCTTGCTTAGCTCTAGGCTATGGATAAAACGCTGTTTGTGGGCCTTGGCCATTTTTTTGTTGATAGCGTTAAGCTCCTGTAGGTGTAAGCCCTGTTTCACCTGTGGTAAATTGAGGAAATTTGCCTCAATTGATAGTAAATTACTCATAACTTGTTGATTTTGAATTGTTTATGTTATTTTGTGCCGTTGTTTCGTTCATTGGCGGTACAAATATAGTTCAAATTTCGTTCAAATCAATACCTAGGGAAAAAAAAGTTTGCGTTTTTATTCATTTTTTTTTGAAGGCCTTATTTGGTGCGGCCTGTAGAGGTGAAAAATATTTCAGTTTGTGGGGTGTACTTGTGGTGGGGCTGCTATTAGACGAACGTTCTACGATCAGTAGACGAATTTTAGACGAACTTTGTACGAAGTGTCTTTGAAGACACAATAAACAGGGCCAACGGGCCGCGAATGGGCGGCGAACAGGTGACAGGTGACAGGTGACAGGGCAAACAGGTAACAGGTAACAGGGCGGCGGCGGCGCTGTTGTGCTACAGGGCGGCGGCGGCAATGGCCCACAGGAAAAACGGCAAAAAGTTAGACGGGCGGCGGCGAATTGCACCCCCCACCCCTTTGGAGCAGGTCGCTTTCGGTAGGGGCCCGGCTCGCGTGCGACGTGGTATTACCCCAACACCCTATGTATCTCGTTCTAAAAATTTGCCTACATTTGTATTACACATAAAAACAATACATTATGAAACTTAAACTTTCAAATAGCGTCTACCAATCCGGATACAACGGAGGAGGCCCGGGTCTTACTGTACGTGATGGACGATTGATTAATGACCGTCCTAATTCTGAGATGGGAATTGTACAAGCTGCTAATGCTCGTCGTCAAATGAAGATTGAAAAGAAGATTAACATGCAGGCTGAGGCTTATGTTAGAGGAGAACGAATGAGTGAGATGAATGAGATGATGCGCGGAATGGACTGTTGCGATTAATTAACCCCCTAATATTTTTTACAATGAAAACAGAACAAGTTCTAGGACTGATTCGCCACGCACTTACGTTTGTAGGTGGTATCTTGATTGCCAATGGTATTCTTGCTGAGTCTGTAACTGCTGACATTATTGGAGCTGTTATGACTTTGGTTGGAAGCATTTGGTCTGTCGCTTCAAAGAAGTAGTATTGAGTTTTGGTTAGTTTACGGTAATGCAATTCACCAACTCAAGAGAGGGGTCTATAACGGGCCCCTCTTTCTTTTTATCCATTATGTATTTTTTCGACATGAGAATGTTTCTAATTATGTAACTTAACTTATTGATTATTAATTTTATGTCGATTATGTCAATTAAAAAGAGAATCTATATTAAAAAAAAAGATATATAAAGGAGGAAATATATATATATAATAGGGGAGAAGAAATTGACATTCTGACAATAATCTAAAGGATTGAACCTTTATTAATCCATAATTAAACGAGAGTAATTTTTATGTTTGGTTTTCATAAATACTAACTATATTTGTCTCAAATAATCCAATCAAATGGTAGATATGCAACAAGGTTACAGCCCGAAGGACCTATACTTCGGCGACACAGGCAGAAACAAGCTTGTAGATGGCGTGGTCAAGATGGCCTCTGCTGTCAAAAGCACACTAGGTCCCGGAGGGAATACGGTGCTTATTGAGTCTCCACATCACACTCACGGTATCACCGTCACAAAGGACGGGGTTACGGTTGCTAAGGCAGTTGACCTTATGGACCCGGTTGAGAACCTTGCGGTTCGCATGATGAAGGAGGCGGCAGACCAAACTGCTACCGCAGCAGGTGATGGTACGACCACTGCAATTGTGCTCACAGAGTCTCTTGTGCTCAGCGGTGTTGAGCTAATGGACGAGAGTATGAACAAGACTGAGGTGCTACGTGCGCTAGTGGACATAAGCGACAAGGCAGTGGAGAAGCTAAGACGACGCAGCAAGAAGTTATCTAACTCAATGCTATTTGACGTAGCGACAATCTCATCCAACAATGACCGTGAGGTTGGGCGTATTATTTCTGACGTCTATAAGTCGGTGGGGCGTAATGGTATTGTCACTGTTGAGCGCTCACAGACTTCTGACACCTACGCAGAGACTACGCACGGTATTAAGTTTGACAGAGGGTATCTATCTCCGCTATTTGCCAACGAGCAAAAGAAGGACGAGTGTGTCTTTGAAGACACTATGGTGCTTGTGGCTGACATGGAGATTTCTAATATCCTTCAGATTGAGAACATCCTCAAGCCTATCATCACTGAGGGAAAGAAGTTACTTATCATTGCGCCATGTAATGCGAATGTGGTCAACACACTTGCTGCAAACGTCATGAAGGGTAACCTTAAGGTTTGCGTGGTTCCTCCACCTAACTTCGGATACAAGCAGCATGAGCTTATGCATGACATTGCTGTGAGCGTTGGGGCAACATACTTCTCTGAGAAGACAGGTGACGACTTGAGCATTATGAGCTCTGCTGACCTTGGCCATGCCTCAAAGGTTATTGTGTCAAGAGACAAAACCATTATTGTCAAATCATCGGTTCGCTCAAATCAAGAGAAGGCTGACGAGCGTGTGCAGCAATTGCGTGACGCTTATGAAAATGCAACTAAAAAGTCTGAGAAGAGTTTTCTGTTAGAGCGTATCGCATCACTGACAGGTGGCATCGGTGTCATATTTGTTGGTGGTAATACTGACCTAGAGCAAAAAGAATTATACGACAGGGTTGACGATGCGGTGTGTGCGGTTCGTTCAGCGCTTGAGGAGGGCGTCCTTCCGGGAGCCGGCAAGGCACTCTATGAGATTAACATTGACGAGCTAATAACAACGTCAATACCGGAGAAATATGCCGCTGAGTGGGAGTGTGCGTTCAGCATAATGAGACAAGCGCTCAAGGCTCCACTTCGTCAGATACTTCAAAACGTCGGTCTTTCAGAGGAGGTCTATCTTAATGAGCACCCTGCAGGTCATGGGCTTAATATCAAGACCGGTGGGTTTGGAGACCTAATGGAGATGGGCGTCATTGACCCACTTAAGGTTACACGCAGTGCGCTTCAAAACGCTGTGAGTGTAGCGACAACCATCCTTAGTACGAATGCAATCATAACAATGGCAAGAGTCTATGAGCAATCTAAATAACAAACAGACCATGCTTCAATGCATCATTGAGCAATTCCCCGAGGAGAGTTTTCTTGTGGCTGATGGGTTTGACGATGCAATCATTGGTGTCGAGCAGGCGTCTATGAGACTTGTGTACTCTGAGAAGAGATGCATTGAGACGCTATGCCTTGACGGCATGGACTACGAGGAGGCTATTGAGCATTTTGAGTATAACGTTAAAGGAGCTTATGTTGGGGATAAAACTCCTATATGGGTCCATAATTATTTTTAATCGTAATGAAACCAATTGGAAAATATATTGTAGTGGTAACTACAGACGAGGAGGTCAAGACAGATTCGGGCCTCATTTTATCGGGAGACGACATCAATCAATTCAGATACCGCAAGGGTGTCGTTGTTGAGTCGGGTACTGACGTGGCAGCAATTGCTAAGGGAGATAAAATCTACTTTGACAAATCGCACAGCTTCACCATGCTCATCAAGGATAGTGCATACACTATCATTCAAGAGCGCGATGTCGTTGTTGTCGAATAAAAGTATTCATGTCCTTAATCATGGTCTGATAGACCCTATCCGAGTACGGGATATTTTTTAAAAATATTGGGTTCTGAGATTTACTAGCGGGGATTTCTTCCCCGTTTAGTTTTTTATAGATGGAGCTCACTAGCCTAACACCCTTGTACGACAACTCGTACAGGGTTTTGTACTTTCCGCTTCTCTTTCTGAAGACTGATATCCATCCGTTCTGTCGAAGTCTATTGAATCTTTGAAGGTCCCAACTGAGTAGTTCATCAAACTCATCAAACTTGTCTTTGTCAAAATACGTTTCAGAGTATAAAAACAAAATCATGTCAAGGTCCGCTTGGGTGAGGTTGTATTTTGCTTTCACAAAATATCTTATTACTCTCCAATACTTTAGGTAGTCGCTCTTCCTAGGTTTTAATTCCATAAATTTGATTACATTTGCTACAAAGTTACACTTATGGACGACAACAAGTACAAAAAGAATCCCTCATTGAAGGAAACGTTGGACAAAATCACGTTCAAGAATAATGAGATTGCGAAGATAAGCGCCCTTCAGAAAGAGAATGCAAAGCTTAAAGACCAAATCGGCAGAAGAAAGTCGGGGTCTCGTCAAGTTTCTTCGGCAAAGATTCAAGGTCTCCAATCGTTAAGAGTAAATTTAGGTGGACAGTTTAACAAATAAACAATATCAGTAAAATGAAAAATTCAACAAGCAAAAAAGACACGCCAAATCTACCTGCTTCTTCACGCATGCAAATGCCAAGCGGTGGCGGTAGTTCTAAAATGAGTGGCATGAAAGGCAAAATCAAGGGTGCAACAAAAACAAAAATGAAGTAACCATGGCAAAGAAAACTATCGCTCCTGCAGTGGAAGAGTCAGCTGTAGAAAATGAGATGAAAGCAGTTGTTGAGACTGCATCAACTCAGCCTTCATCTGTTGCGCTCAATACTCCGCCAACTCCTCGTGAGGACCCGGGGCATAATAGCCGAGATTTTAAACGCACTCCAAGTGACTTCGTATCAACTCCTACAACTGAAGTAGATGGCGGACAAGAAGAAGCTGAAGTGTAATAGTCCAAAGCCTTCTGACCGTCCCGGTAAGAAGATGATGGTAAAAGCCTGTGCCAATGGGGAGGAAAAGCTCCTCCACTTTGGCGCAAAAGGATATGGCAATAACTATTCAGCTGCTGCTCGCAAGAGTTTTAAAGCTCGACACAAGTGCGATACTGCAGATGACAAGCTTACTCCAAGATATTGGTCGTGTAAGTACCTTTGGAAAGGACCCGGTGGCCCAACAACCTCAAACCCATCTAACCGTAAAGGAAAATATTGATGAAGCAGGTAATAAAAAAAGCAGCTAAGTACGAGTCTAAGAAATCATTAGATGGTGCTATGAAGTTTTTAAAGGGGAACGCATCTAATTCTTCTTTGAAAAAGAAATCAGCTCTTATTAAGAAAAAATAATATGCCTAAAGACGCTTGCTATAAAAAAGTAAAAGCTCAATACGAGGTGTTTCCTTCAGCAAGGGCATCTCAAGCTATTGCTAAATGCAGGAAAGCTTCGGGCACTGTGAGAAAGACAGAGGAGGGGACATCTCTCAAGCGTTGGGAAAAAGAAAAGTGGGTCGATACTCGTACAGGTAAGGCATGTGGAGCAGGTGGTAAGAACGAGTATTGCAGACCAACCAAAAAAGTATCAGCGTCTACTCCAAAAACAAAGAGTGAAATATCACCATCTAAGTTGGCGGCAAAGAAAGCTGAGAAATCAAGGGTTGGTATGGGCAGAAAAGTTTCAAAAATCTAATCATAAAATTTCAGACCTTTGCCTTATGGGTAAGTTCAGCGAATTAAGCAATAAGATTCAAAAGAAGCAGGGCATTAGCAAGAAAAGTGCTGATGCAATTACAGCTTCTATTGGCCGTGAGAAGTACGGTAAAAAGAAATTTCAAGAAATGGCAGTTGCCGGTAAAAAGAAAAAGAAATGAAAGCGTCTATGACTAAAGCAAGCATGGATTCGTCCATCAAAAAAAATTCCGGAACAGCAAAAGCATTGCTTAGTATTCCGGGAGCCATCCTTTCACCTAATGCGGGACATGGCTGTTACGATGAGGCAATTGCTAATCGTACTATTGGGCAAAAACTCACAAGCATCATGTCTAAAAAATGAAAATAACGTATCATAGCGAAGGTCTTGGAGACACCATAGATAAAATCACTACAGCCACAGGTATTAAGGCTGTTGTAAAAGGGGTGTCCATGGCCGTTGGTGTAGATGACTGCGGGTGTGAAGCTCGCAGGCAGGCTCTCAACGAAGCTGTTCCATACAATCAAAAATAAAAAAAAATGGCAAATCAGAAATTACAAGTAGGAAGAGGCTTGGCTGTTATCCCTAGCAACACTATTGATATTCCGTTTCCGGGAGCAATAAAACAAGAACAGAGCGTAAACACATCTACCGGCGGGGGTGGGTTCAATTTAATTGACACTGCCGCTTTGTTCGTGACCAATAATATTTCTGTTGGAGATATTATTTATAACACAACAGATAGCACTTGTGCTAAAGTATTTTCTGTAACTAGCGAAACTCAGTTGGTATGTAATTCCGCCATCTTTGCTGCTTCGGGAAAGAAGTATTTCGTATACGATAGAGATGGCAACGATGGTTGTGTTCTCTATGTTGGAGGAGCAGGGACACTTTCTGTGAGAACAGTGGGTGGAGACACTCTAAATTTGGCCGCTGTAAGCGCAGGTCAATTTATTCCAATACAAGTATTGGGCGTAAACACAAGTAACACTTCAGCTACAGGAATTATAGCGCTTTGGTAATATGGAGTCGTCTCTTATTATAGCAATAATAAACACGTTGTCCGGATTTGATTCCGGCTCAACGCCTGTTGTTGATTATCTTATAAAAGAAAACGGCGTAGACACGCTAATTACTGAAACAAACAATTTAATGATACCCGAGTAATAATGGCAAATGTAAAATTTTCACAATTTAGCGCCACAACTCTATCTGCAACAGGATTTATAGTGGGGTACGACTCTGTGCTAAATGATAATATAAGATTCACGCTATCTCAATTGGAGACAGCGCTAACTCTTGATAATATAACAGGAGCGTTAAACGTTTCAAAAGCAGGCATGCTTACCGGAGGAACAACAGGACAAGTGCTTGCAAAGCTTAACAACACAGATTACGGTCTAACTTGGAAAAACCTTACAGCGTCTGATGTTTCGGGAGTTGCTACCACAAGAGATGTACTTCGGTATATATCTACTACTGACACCGCAGCCGTAACCGGAAGCACAGCCCTTACCTTAATTCGTTCTCAATTAATTCCTGCCGGAACATTTCAAGTAGGAGACATAATTACAATACGGCAGCGTCTTCGTAAGACAGGAACAGCAGGGTTAATGACAGGAGGTATATATGTCAATACAATATCTTCCGTAACAGGAGCCTCTCAGCTTGGGATATATACATCTTCGGGTATAACAAATCCATATATTCAAATGAAAAGAGAGCTGTTTATAAAAACAGCTACAAACACAGAGTCAGTATGGACAAATACATCCTTGCCAATTGATGATGTTACTACAACACAAGCTGCTGTAGCTACAAATATTAATTGGGCGGTTGACCAATACATTATCTTCACTTCTCAAGCAGGAGCTGCAGGAGATTCAATAATTCAAAGCGGATTTATAATTGAACTATTATGAACCTAATAAAAACAAGAGCCGGCCTATTATGCGAAGATGGAAGATTTTATAAATTCTCCTCTAATTATATTTACTTTTCTCCACTAGGATATGAAGAAATTTCCGATAGCCAAGCACTATTTGAAATGGAGGATGGACTAATAGTGATGGATTTGACTATGATTATCGACGACATAAGATTCACAGATATTAATACGTTAATGCAATACGTGACAACGCCTATCTAAGATGAGTAACACGAACGATATACACGATTCAATTGCCGCAGCTACAGCAGGAACATCTGTAGTATCAGCTGTTGCAGCAAAAGCAACAGAACTTCAACCTATTATATCTGCATTTTCCGGGTTAATCGCAATAATAACAGGTGTCTTTGCTATAATTTATTACATAAAAAAATTAAATAGAATAGATGGCGAAACAGATAGCAATTCAAAAGATAACTAGTAGAAAGGTGAACAGAAAAGGTGTTCACGCAAAAACAAAAACAAGTTCATCACCAACAAGCAGATTGTATAAGAAAAAATACAGAGGCCAAGGAAGATGATAACTACTCAACAAGCCATAAAAAAATACGGTCAACCAAATGAGACCGGCAAGGGGTATTTGGTTACAATAGATTTACCCTATCCAATGCGTATTGCATGGGATACAGACACTACTGTTCAGAAAATGCGTTGCCATGAGCTTGTGGCTGAGAATTTTAAAGCGGTGTTTGAAGATTTGCTTAGCCATTATGGATATAAGCGGATACACGACTTAGGTATTGACCTATTTGGTGGGTGTTTTTCTTACCGCAAGATGAGAAACGGTAGCTCTTGGTCAAAACATGCGTGGGGAATTGCTATTGACTTGGACCCTGCAAGAAATACTTTGAGAGAAACAAAGCGCACCGCTAGATTTGCTAATGAAGAATACAAACCAATGATAGATATTTTCTACAAACATGGATTTGTTTCATTAGGTGTAGAAAAAGATATGGATTGGATGCATTTTGAAATCAAAGAATAATGGCAGACAAGAAAAAGTTTAGGGACACTAAGGTCGGGAAGTTCTTAAAAGAAAAAGCACCCGAGGTTTTGGATGTTGTAGGTGATTTGCTTCCGGACAATGGAGTATTGGGTGTAGCTAAGAACTTAATCAATATGTCTGACAAGCTTAGTGATGAGGAGAAAGAATCTTTGACTGAAGAGATTCTTGAGATGGCTAGAATAGAAGCGGCAGACAGGGATTCAGCAAGAAATAGAGAGATGGAGATAGCTAAGCTGAATAGGTTTGACTTTATGTTTTACCTAACAGGCTTAACAGGCCTGTCGGCGTTTGCGTTTATCATATACGCCATTGCATTTTTACAAGTGCCCGAGGATAACAAGGAGATTTGGATACACTTAATAGGAATAACCGAGGGTGTAGTTCTTTCTATTTTTGGTTACTACTTTGGAAGTGCAATCAAAAGAAATATTCAATAGCAAAAACTACTATCTTTGTTGAATAATAAAATCTAATCTAAAAATGGAAGCAACAGTTGTAACGAAAGAGGAACTTGAAAAAATTCAAACAATGACCTCTGAATTTAATAGAGCAAAAATAGCTCTTGGAGATATCGAATTACAAAAGCACGGCCTATTGAGCCATATTGACTCAATGAGAACGGAGTTCGCTGAGAACGAAAAGAAGTTAATTGAGAAGTACGGAGTCGATGCTGTGATTAACATACAAACAGGACAAATAACAAGAAAACCCAACCAAGGATGATACCCGGAAAATTCATTGGAATGCTATTTCAGTCGGCAGACATGATGCATATCGCACATCTTCAGACAACATCTTTTGCTGAGCATAAAGCGCTCAACGGATACTACGATGGCATACTTGACTTGACGGACAAGTTTAGTGAAGTTTATTTTGGAAGATACAAAAGAGTTGAGATTGTTATTCCGGAGTCTAAAAATGCGCCTGCTGTAGAACATCTTAGAGAAATGCAGCAGACTATTGATAGCGAAAGAACAAACTATTCTTCAGAGCTTCAAAACATCATGGATGAAATGTTGGCCCTTATAAACAAGACTTTATACCTATTGACATTGGTGTAAGACGTGTATAGAAAATCAGCATTTGCTTTATGCTTATGCAAAACATGTAAAGAGAATGGCAAAAATTAGTACATATCCCGTAGACTCATCGCTATCCGGTTCAGACCTTCTTATAGGAACTGATGCTGACAATGCAAACGCTACAAAGAACTATTCGCTTGGCGACATAGCTGCATTTGTTCAGTCATTAGCACCTGCCAATACACTTCAAGAGGTTCTTGATGCAGGCAATACAGCAACTCAAGACATTTACTTGACAGGTGATATTACTATTTTAGGAGCAACAAATTTTATAAATGCTGCAAATTCTACTATTGGTAATTTAAGAGTAACAGCTAATCTTAAGGATAGCGCCTCTTCTTCGGGAACAAGCGGCCAAGTGTTGACATCAGTGGGATTGGCTACTTTGTGGCAGACTATTGACCTTGATTATGTTCTTGGGCAAGGAAATATTGCTACTCAAGGTATTCAGTTGACATCTTATTTAAAAGATGTTTTAGGAAATAATGGAACGCTTGGTCAAGTCCTTACAGCTACAGCATCTAATACAGTTAAATGGACTAGCCTTGGTCTTCAAGAGATTCTTGATGCAAACAATTCGGCTACAGAGGACATAAACTTAGTTGGGCAAATATCTACTCAAAATTTATGGGTACAGGCTGCTCTTTATGACTCCACCGGATTTGCCGGAACAAACGGTCAACTCTTGGTTACCACCGGTGGTACTCTTACAACACTTTGGACTACTGTTGACCTTGATTATGTTCTTGGGCAAGGAAATTCTTCAACAACTAGCATATCCCTTACAGGTTCAGCATCTGTAAGCGCACCTACCGTTGAGGCAACTCAGTCTCTTATTGTTGGTGGAACGCTTGAGGATTCTGCTAGTTCTTACGGAACAAATGGACAGCTACTAATGTCTGTTATCACAGGAACTGAATGGACTACTATCAGTCTTCAAGAGATTCTTGATGCAAACAATACGGCTATTGAAAATATTAATCTTACAGGAACTATAACTGTAGATAGCATACTTTGTAATACCGATATTAAACTTCTAGGAACTATTACAGATGGCAACACTTCAATAGGAACTCCCGGTCAAGTCCTTACAGCTACCGGAGGAAATGTACTTTGGGAAGATGCTGAGGCTGCGTTTACTTCATATAGAGGTTCATTCTATAGTCTTGTAGACCAAACGCTAACGGCAGCGAATACAGCGAAAGCCATTATACTTGAGGTTACTGATGCGGCTGCAACTAATGGAGTGTCAATCACTAGTGATGGAGTTAATCTGACTAGAATTACGTTTGCTCACGCAGGTGTTTATAACGTAGTGTTCTCAGCTCAATTAGATAACTCAGCAGGTTCATCTCAAACTGCAAGCTTTTGGCTGAGAAAGAACGGACTTATACTTGCGGATAATGTTCCGAATACCAATGGAAAGGTAGAACTTCAAGGTAGTACTAATCACGTGATGGCTGCTTGGAATTACTTTATAGATGTAGCTGCAGGAGACTTCATTCATCTTATGTTTGCGGCTACGTCAACTAACATATCTCTAGTACACGATGCGGCAAGCGGTCCCTCTCCTGCTACACCAAGTATTATAGTTACAGTAAATAAAGTATGACGGATATTCGTAAAATATCGGTTGGCCCCGACTATAAAGGGGGCGCTATGCATTATCTCGTTGGCCAAAAAGTTTTATCAGAGTCAAACGAAATATACCGTATCCTTAAAAATAACGATACAAACTCTATTCAAGTATACATCATCAACACAAAACAAGAGGTGGTACTTTGGAAAGAGTTCAATCAAACGATTCCAATCTCAATTGAATTTAATATAGATTTCTAATGAAATCACCATTTTACTTTATTGTAACACCATTAAAGGGAAAAAGATACGACAACACAAAAGACATAGCAGGAATAGAGTTTATAGTCAGCACATCTGAAGAGGACCACAAGTTCTCAAACAGATATGCAGTTGTCATTGAAACCCCTTTAGGTTATGCCGGTCCAATCAAACCCGGAGATACGCTTGTTGTACATCACAATGCGTTCAAATTCTATAATGACATGAAAGGAAGACGGAGAAGCGGTAAGAGCTTTTTCCGTGAGGACGTATTCTTAATTGAAGACGACCAATTCTTTATGTACAAAAACGATAGCGGATGGAACGCTTATGATAGATATTGTTTTGTAGAGCCTATGTCTGCAACAGAATCTTACATCAAGAAGCCATTTACTGAAGAGCCGCTCATGGGAATTATGAGATACCCCAATCAATACCTTATGGATAGAGGAGTTGTCGAGGGGACTCCTATTTGTTTCTCACCCGATAGTGAATATGAGTTTACTATTGATGGAAAGAAAATGTACAGAATGTTTGACCATCAAATCGCAATCAAATTATGAATGTAATTTTATTTGACAATGTATTGGCTAATCCTAAAGAGTATGTGGAAGATATTCTTTTGTATGGGTTCCAAGATTTTCATGACAGTGAGAAAACATTCCATGGCATGCAGCCAAGAGGAGAGGATGAGTTCTTGAAGTTCGTTCTTGATGTATTTCCAAACCATAAAGTAAATTGGAACTTTGTAAGACAGTCTCCACTTGGGCAACCGGAACCAAACTATATCCACAAGGATGATATGATGGGGGATATAACTGCTGTATTGTATCTAAGCAAAGAGCATCCCGATGAAGATGGAACAACTATTTATGATGAGGACGAAAACCCAATATGCCGTGTCTATTCTAAGTTCAATAGAATGGTAGCGTTTCCATCTGAGTGTCCTCATTCAAGAAATATTTTTGAAAACTTTGGAGATGGTGAAGACTCTAGGTTAGTGCAAGTTATTTTTTTAAGTAAAGACAAATGAGCACTTCAAACGATATAAGGAAGATGAAGCTCCGTATAATTACAGCGGGGTATAAGGCTGTTGAGCACTTGATTGAAGTTGCTGAAGAGAAGGTTATTCAAAGGCATGCAGGAGAAGATGGAGAGCAGGTAGAGTTGGCGGCTGACCGATTAAAGAATGCAGCCTCTGCAAAAAAGATAGCTATATTCGATGCTTTTGAAATACTAAACAGAATCGAATCAGAAAGAGAAACCTTGGAGCTGATAGATAAAGGCCCAAGTAAAACAGATACAAAGCAAGGTTTTGCAGAAAGAAACTCAAGATAAAATATTATATAGAGTTCTTCATGACTATATTCCAAAGACCCCACTTGCAAAAAAGAACGGCAATAGGTCTTGGATATACGGATACAATGAAGAATACGATATGGTTGTTATCTCCAAGACAGGAAAGATTGGAGAAATAATTAGTATCGAAGGAATTGTTATTGCTCTTCCGGAAGCGCCCGAGCAGTGTCTTCAAAGACACTCATCTAAATCCGAGCAATATTGGGAAAGACAAGAGCTTCCTTATCCTCTATCAAAAATTCAATCCATATTTCAGTGGAATGAAATGCCACCTCAGTTTAAAAACAAATGGATAGACTATATAGAGCAGCAGTTTGACTACAGGGAACAGGGTGCTTGGTTCATGAACAATGGGGTTAAAACTTATATCACCGGGTCTCATTGGTTCTATCTTCAGTGGGCTAGTATAGATGTTGGATACCCGGATTTTAGAGAGGCTAATCGAATCTTATATCTTTTTTGGGAGGCATGTAAAGCTGACAATAGGTGTTTTGGTATGGACTACCTTAAGATACGTCGCTCGGGATTCTCGTTCATGGCGTCTTCTGAATGCGTCAATACAGGAACGCTTGCTAGAGATGCACGTTTAGGCATTCTATCCAAAACAGGGGGAGACGCTAAGAAGATGTTCACTGATAAGGTGGTTCCAATAAATACTCGCCTTCCATTTTTTTTCAAACCGGTAATGGATGGTATGGATAAACCAAAAACTGAGCTTGCCTTCCGTGTTCCTGCCTCAAAGATTACCAAGAAGAACATGTATATGTCTGATACCAATGTTATTAGTGGATTGGACACCACAATAGATTGGAGAAATACAGAGGACAACTCTTATGATGGAGAAAAACTTAGGCTCTTAGTACATGATGAGAGTGGAAAGTGGGTAAAGCCCAACAACATTAAAGAGAATTGGAGGATTACAAAGACATGTTTGAGATTAGGAAGTAAGATTATAGGGAAATGTATGATGGGGTCCACATCAAATGCATTGGCCAAGGGAGGACAAAACTTCAAAGACATTTATGAGGATTCTAAAACATCTTCAAGAAATGCTAACGGACAAACAAAGAGTGGACTATACAAGTTGTTCATACCAATGGAGTGGAACCTCGAGGGGTTTATTGATTTGTATGGTATGCCTGTGTTTCGAACTCCTGCAGAACCCGTTAAGGGAGTGGACGGAGCGTGGATAACAAAAGGTGCAATAGATTATTGGGAGGCAGAAGTTGATTCTTTAAAGAATGATGCTGATGCACTTAATGAGTTTTATAGGCAGTTCCCAAGAACAGAGTCACATGCGTTTAGAGATGAGAGTAAACAAGCCCTGTTTAACCTAACTAAGATTTATCAGCAGATTGATTATAATGACACTCTCATCAAGGAGCATCACATTACACGAGGTTCTTTTATGTGGAAAGACGGGATAAAAGATACTGAGGTTATATTCTCCCCCGATAAAAGGGGAAGATTCTTGGTTAGTTGGACCCCGAAGAAACACATGCAAAACAATGTGCATATAAGAAATGGGATTAAATTCCCGGGCAATGAGCACCTTGGCTCGTTTGGTTGTGACTCTTATGATATTTCAGCCGTAGTTGATGGCAGGGGGTCTAACGGCTCGCTTCATGGAATGACGAAGTTTCACATGGATGAAGCTCCGGTAAATGAGTTCTTCCTTGAGTACATTGCTAGACCACAGACGGCTGAGATATTTTTTGAAGATGTACTGATGGCGTGTGTGTTTTATGGAATGCCGATTCTTGCGGAGAACAATAAGCCAAGGTTGCTGTACCACTTTAAGAACAGAGGGTACAGAGGATTCTCTATGAACAGACCCGATAAGCCGTATGCTAAACTTAGCAAAACAGAAAAGGAACTAGGAGGAATACCCAACTCTTCAGAGGATGTCAAGCAGGCGCATGCTTCTGCAATTGAATCTTATATTGAGAAGTTCGTAGGGTTTGACTTAGAGGGAAAATATAGAGAGTCAGACGAAGTTGGAACAATGCCATTCACTAGAACCCTTGAAGATTGGGCAAAGTTTGATATAAATGATAGAACAAAGTTTGACGCATCTATTAGTTCGGGCCTAGTTATAATGGCGAATCAAAAGCACCTTTACGTTCCCGAGAAAAAAGAATCGAAAATTAGTATTAACTTCGCAAGATACAAGAACGACGGAATAACAAGTCAGTTAATTAAATGAAAGACATAGTAATAGACATCACGGCTACTAGCTTTCCAAGTCAGTTTGCAACAGACGCGGAGAAAGCGACAGAAGCATTCGGACTACAGGTTGGTCAAGCTATTCAGTACGAATGGTTTAGAAAAGATGGCACGTCATGTAGATACTACAGTCAGTGGAGAGACTTTCACCGTGTTCGCCTTTATGCTCGCGGAGAGCAGTCAACAGCTAAATATAAAAATGAATTAGCTATTGATGGGGACCTTTCTTATTTGAATCTTGATTGGACTCCCGTTCCGGTCATCCCTAAGTTTGTTGATATTGTTGTGAATGGAATGTCTAATCGCCTATTCAAGGTGAAGGCATACGCTCAAGACGCCATGTCTCAATCAAATCGAAACAAGTATCAAGAGATGATTGAAACTCAAATGGCAGGAAAAGATGTCCTCTCAATAATTCAGAAAAAAACAGGGGCTAATCCATTCATGATGGACCCCGATGAATTGCCGGAGACAGACGATGAGATGTCTCTATACATGCAATTGAATTATAAGCCCGCTATTGAGATAGCTGAAGAAGAGGCTATCAATACATTGTTTGATGCTAATCATTATGAGGACTTGCGTAAGAGATTAGACTACGATGAAACTGTTTTAGGAATACAGGTTGCCAAGCATGAATTTTTACCCGGAGCCGGAGTTAAAATTTCTTACGTGGACCCTGCTAATATTGTCTATAGCTATACAGAGGACCCTTACTTCAAAGATTGCTTCTATTGGGGAGAGATTAAAACACTTCCTCTTACAGAGCTTTACAAGATAGACCAAAGCTTAACCAAAGAAGACCTTCAAAAAATATCACAGTATAGCCAAGGTTGGTATGACTATTACAATGTGGCTAGGTTCTACGAGAACAGTGTGTTCTTTAGAGACACATGCACATTGATGTATTTCAATTACAAGACTACTAAAAAGATTGTATATAAAAAGAAAAAACTAGACAATGGTTCGGTAAGATATATTGAGAAAGACGAAGACTTTAATCCTCCCACAGAAATGATGGATGAGGGAAATTTTGAGAGGGTTGAAAAAACCATTGACGTGTGGTACGAGGGTATTATGGTCATGGGAACAAACATTCTTTTAAAGTGGCAACTAGCTGAGAATATGGTTCGACCAAAATCAGCTACACAGCATGCCCTTCCAATGTATGTTGCTTGCGCTCCAAGAATGTACAAGGGTGTTATTGAGTCTTTGGTTAGAAGAATGATTCCATTTGCAGACCTTATTCAGATTACGCACTTAAAGCTTCAGCAAGTTATTGCTAGGGTGGTCCCCGATGGAGTGTTTATTGACGCTGATGGTCTGAATGAGGTTGACTTGGGGACAGGTAACGCATACAATCCCGAGGATGCATTGAGGCTATACTTTCAAACAGGTAGCGTAATAGGAAGAAGTTACACGCAGGATGGAGAATTTAATAATGCTCGCGTTCCTGTAACTCAGCTCACTTCTAATTCGGGCGCATCAAAAACTCAAATGTTGCTTGCTAATTATAACCACTACATGGATATGATTAGAACTGTTACCGGACTTAATGAGGCTCGTGACGGCTCTAATCCGGACCCTAATTCGTTGGTTGGTTTACAAAAACTTGCTGCCTTAAATTCCAATACAGCAACAAGACACATCTTGGATGCAGGGCTATACATATATCGCTCTTTGGCAGAAGCCCTTACATATAGGGTTGCGGATATTCTTCAATACGCTGACTTTACAGATGAGTTTATAAATCAAATCGGCAGGTTTAATGTATCTATACTTTCAGATATTTCTGATTTGTATCTATATGACTTCGGAATATTCGTAGAAATATCTCCCGACGAAGAGCAAAAGGCTCAGCTTGAAGGGAACATACAGATGGCTCTTTCAAGAGGAGACATCAACTTGGAGGACGCTATTGACATACGCGAGATTAGAAACATTAAACTTGCGAATCAATTGCTTAAACTTAAGAGAACTAAGAAGGAGCAACGAGAAGAGAAGATGGCTATGCAGAAGCAAGCTATTGTTTCTGAACAGCAGCTTAAGTCTCAAGAGATGGCAGGTCAAGTTGCTATGCAGAAGATACAGATGGAGTCGCAAGCTAAGATGCAAATTAAACAAGCAGAGGTGGCATTTGAAATTGAAAAGATGAAACAAGAAGCTATCTTGAAATCTAAGCTAATGGCTGAAGAGTTTGCCTACAATCAAGAGCTTTCTAAAATGAACTCCCAAGTATTAGGAGAAAGGGAGAATGTGAAAGAAACTGCAAAAGACAAAAGGATAAGCATACAAAATACTCAGCAATCAAAACTAATAGAGCAAAGAAAGAACAATCTTCCTGCTGTAAATTTTGAGTCTAATGAGGACAGTTTAGATGGCTTCGATTTGGCTGAGTTCTCACCTCGATAGAGTATAAGAATTTTTGTATAAATTTGCAACAAATCAAATTTAAATCAAATGGAAAATATAAAGGTGAGATTAGTAGAAGGCTCCGAAGTAAAAGGGGTTGCTGAAAGAGAAGCTGACTTGCTTGCTAAGCACGAGGCAGAACAGGCAGCAGCTAATGCAGCGGATGCACCGGATAACGGAGTAGGTGATGGAGCAAATGATGGGACGGGTGATGAGAATAATGTTCCCGACCTAAAAGAAGAAGACGTTCTTTCATATATTGGTAAAAGATACAATAAGCAAATCAGTTCATTTGATGAGTTGATGGCTGAACGTCAGTCGGCAGAACAAATGCCGGACGATGTAGCTGCTTACATGAAGTATAAAAAGGATACCGGAAGAGGGTTTGAAGACTTTATTAAGTTGAAGAGAGACTTCGACTCAATGGACGGAGACCAACTTCTAAAAGAATACCTTCACTCCACTCAATCGGGACTCGATAAAGAAGATATCGAGACGTTGATGGAGGATTACACATACGACGAAGACTTAGATGACGAGTCGACAGTAAAGAAGGTAAAGATTGCTAGAAAAAAAGCTATTGCCGAGGCGAAGAAATTCTTCAATGAGCAAAAGGAAACATACAAAATGCCACTTGAGTCAAGTTCGGCAAGTATTTCCGAAAACGAAAAAGAAGAGTTTGAGTCGTACCGACAGTATATAAAGCAGGCTAAGACCGCTGAAGAGGAAGCAAATCGTAAGCGTCAATGGTTTGACCAAAAAACGAGCGAAGTGTTCTCGAGTGAGTTCAAAGGTTTTGAGTTCAACGTGAATAACAAGAAAGTTGTTTTTTCTCCGGGAGATGCTACCGAACTTAAGAAGGCCCAATCAACACCCGCGAACTTTATCAATAAGTTCTTGGATGAAAATACAGGCTTGATGAAAGATGCGGCAGGATACCACAGGTCATTAGCAGTAGCTATGAACCCCGAAAGGTTTGCTAAGTTCTTCTATGAGCAAGGACTATCAGACGCTACAGACGGGACTCTCAAGAACATTAAAAACATAAACATGTCTGAGAGAAGAACGCCGGAGGTTGCAAAATCAACCGAGGGCATGCAGATTAGAGAGATAAACCCCGACTCGGGAAGAAGCTTGAAAATCCGCAGCGCAAAAAAAGTTTAACTTAAAAATTTAAAAAAATGGCAAGTGCTCTTTTGAGTAACCCGACATACGCATTACAACCTGCCGCAGAGCAAGTTGCGTTGTCAACAAACTACATCACTGACTTCAACTTCCTCAATCAGTATCTTCCGGATACTTATGAGAAGGAATTTGAGCGTTATGGTAACCGTACCATCGCATCTTTCTTGCGTATGGTTGGTGCAGAAATGCCTTCAAACTCTGACCAAATCAAATGGGCAGAACAAGGCCGTCTACACATCAAGTATGTGCAGGTAGGTTCGGCGGCAGCAATAAACGCAAACACAGCTACATTCCAAGTGAATGACTCGGGTGTTACTTACGTTGCTATCCGCATTGGCCAAACAGTAATGATTCAAGACAACTCTACAGGTGTCTTCAACAAGGCAATTGTTACAGCGGTTCCTTCTGCTACAACATTCACTGTTGCGTTTTACGAATCAACCGGTCTTGCGGTAGCGGGTACAGGTGCAGGAAATCCTCAGTTCACTGTATTCATTTATGGTTCGGAGTTCAAGAAGGGAACAAACGGAATGGTTGGTTCTTTGGAAGCTGAAGATAGCATCTTCTCTAACAATCCAATCATCATCAAGGACAAGTATGCTGTAAACGGTTCTGACATGGCCCAAATCGGTTGGGTTGAAGTTACTACAGAGAACGGTGCAACCGGTTACTTGTGGTACTTGAAGTCAGAGCACGAGACACGTCTTCGTTTTGAAGACTACTTGGAGACTGCAATGATTGAAGCTGTTCCTGCAATCGCAGGTTCGGGTGCTGCTACAGCAGGATTCGTTGGTTCTCAAGGTGTGTTCTACGTTGTAAATCTTCGTGGTAACGTATGGGGTGGTGGTACGCCAACTACTCTTCCGGATTGGGATACAATTGTTTCTCGCTTGGACAAGCAAGGTGCAATTGAAGAGAACGTTGTGTTTGCTAACCGTGGATTGAGCTTCGACATCGACAACATGTTGGCTACATTGAATGGTTACAACGGAACAGGTTCTGCAAACGGAGCTTCTTACGGTCTATTTGACAACGATGTTGAAATGGCATTGAACCTTGGGTTCAGCGGTTTCCGTCGTGGTTATGACTTCTACAAGTCTGATTGGAAATACTTGAACGACCCAACAATGCGTGGCGGTTTGAACACCGTAGCTGCAACAGCAACAGGTACTGTAACAGGTATGCTTGTTCCTGCAGGTTCTACTTCAGTGTATGACCAAATCATGGGTAAAAACGCGAAGCGTCCATTCTTGCACGTACGTTACCGTGCTAGTGAGGCTGAAGACCGCCGCTACAAAACTTGGATTACAGGTTCTGCCGGAGGTGCAAACAACAGCGACCTTGACGCAATGGAGGTTCACTTCCTTTCTGAGCGTGCAGTATGTACTTTAGGAGCAAACAACTTCGTGTTGTTCCGCTACGGATAGTATTCTTGAAATTGAGGGGTGTCTTCAAAGACACTCCTCTTTTTCTTTTATTGTTAAATCAAATCTATTTGAATCAAAATGTCAAAAGCAAAAGCACCTGTAGATAAGGTCTACAAATTACACAGTGGAGCACCATTGTCATTTACATTGGCTTCACGAACTCATCCTAGATTCCCATTAATGTGGTACGATGAGTCAAAGAATCAGAACCGTGTATTGAGATATGCGGTAAATCAAAAGTCTCCATTTGAAGACGAGCAAGATGGTAACTCCATTCTTGAGCCTATCGTTTTTGAAGATGGATTTTTAAGAGTTCCTAAAACAAACCCTGTACTACAGGAGTTCTTGCATTATCATCCTCACAACGGTTCTGTCTTTTCAGAAGTTGACAAAGAGAAAGACGCATCGCAAGAAGTGGAAGGACTTAACCTTGAGGTTGATGCATTGATTGAAGCTAGAAAGTTGACTATCGACCAAATGGAGATGCTCACTAGAGTTCTATTTGGAAAAGACCCGTCAACAATTTCTACAGCAGAGATGAAGCGTGACTTGTTGATATTCGCTAAGAATGACCCAAGCACATTCATGAACGCAATCAATGACCCGGAGCTAAAGTTCCAAGCGAAAATTCAAGCGTTCTTCGAAAAAGGCTTATTGTCTTTGAGAAGCAACGGAAAAGAAATATGGTACAATACATCTACAAACAAGAAGAAGATGTGCTCAGTTCCATTTGGAGAGGAACCTGCAGACATCGCAGGCTCGTTCTTACAAAGTGACGAAGGCCTTGATTCTTTAAGAATGTTAGACATGGCATTAGAAGATTGATTCTGATTTGTTCTGCATGTGTTATGATGGAGAGACGGGGCCTTTTGGCCCCTCTTTTTTTATTACATTTGTAAAAAAGAAACAATGATAAACTCGGTAAGAAACACTGTACTGTCTGTCCTTAACAAGAACAACTACGGATATATTTCTCCATCCGATTTCAACTTGTATGCTATGCAAGCTCAGATGGAGCTTTATGAAGAATACTTCAGTAGTTATAACAAGACTGTAAACATGGAGAATCAGCGACTATCGGGAACAGATTATGCTGATATATCTCAACCTCTTATTGAAGCGTTGGAGATTTTTATAGTAAATGATTTTTTGTACCCCGTGTTTAATGGCATTGGAACAGCTATAAACCAATTCTTTACTCCGTCTTTAGTGACTACCGGTAATGATTTCTACATGATTAATAAGATGGTCTGCTATACTAGCCTTCTATCTTCGGGAGTTCAAGACACAATAACAACTCCTTTTGTACTAACTGTTCCGTCTCCGGGAAACTTCATTACAAATGGTGTTGCTGTTGGAGATATAGTATTGAATACAACGACTCATCAAAATGCTCTCGTCTCTTCAGTGGTTTCAGAGGAGACGATAACTCTTACTGAAGATATATTCCAAAGTGTATCTGAAGGATATGCGGTATACTCATCGACTTCTTATTCAGAAGCAGAGAAGGTTTCCAATGGAAAAATAACTATGCTCAACATGTCGATGCTTACGTCTCCTTCATTGCAGTTCCCTGCGTATGTAATGAGTGACTCTGTTATAAGCACATACCCTGCATCTCTATCGGGATATGGAGCTGTAAGGGCTGTATATTTTAGATACCCTAAGCCACCAAAGTGGACGTATGTGACCCTTCTAAACGGAGAGCCTTCGTTTGACCAATCACAGCCGGACTATCAAGACTTCGAGATGCCTCTTGAAGATGAGTACAAATTGGTGATGAAGATTCTTCAGTATTGCGGAATGTCTATTAGAGAGATACAAGTTACTCAGTTTGGTATAGCTCAAGAACAACATGAGCAGCCGTCATTCAGTCAGCAACAATAAAATAAAAGAGCATGGCCTATATTTCACAATATCAGTATTACGAAAACAATGGCAATACGCCCGAGGACAAGAATTGGGGCTCATACCAATACGTGAGCTTACAAGATATTGTCACGAACTTTATGCTGATGCATACAGGGAATCACTCTTTGGTTAATAACGAAGAGAGATATAAGATTCTATTCCATGCAAAGCGAGCTATTCAAGAGCTGAACTACGATGCGTTTAAGGAAGTAAAGGTTTTGGAACTAGATGTTACAGAGTCTTTGAGGTATGTCCTTCCTTCTGATTATGTGAATTGGGTTCGTATATCGATTTATAAAGACGGTTGGTTAAGGCCATTGACCGAGAACATTCAAGTGCTATCCTCTAACGCCTATCTGCAAGATAACAACGGCAATATTCTCTTTGATATAAATGGGAATATTCTTCAGCCTCAGTTCTCAAATATTGATTATGACAGGCTGAACAACCTAAAGAAAAGCATCTATCTTAATCAGAACAGCCCTTACAACGGAAACCTAGGATGGTGTATGGATGGCAATTGGTACTTCGATTATAAAATTGGAGCTGCCTATGGCTTGAATACTGAGACTGCAAACTTTAATCCTACGTTCAATATTGATAAGAAAGCGGGAGTGATTAACTTTGACTCAAGCATGGCAGGTGAGACGTGTATTCTTGAGTATGTGTCGGACGGAATGGAGAATGGAGATAACTCATTAATTACTGTAAACAAACTATTTGAGCAGTACATTTATGCCGCAATCAAATACGAGCTGTTAAATTCTAAGTTTGGAGTTCAAGAGTACATTGTAAATCGAGCGAGAAAAGACAGAACAGCGCTATTGAGAAATGCAAAAATCAGAATGAGCAATATTCATCCGGGCAGACTCTTAATGAACATGCGTGGAATGGACAAGTGGATTAAATAATATGGCAAACTTCACAAGAAACTTTATTGCAGGCAGGATGAACAAGGTTGTTGATGAACGCCTTGTTCCCGATGGAGAATACATTGACGCGATGAATGTCCGTATGGGTTCTACCGAGCAGTCTGAGGTTGGGGTTATTGAAAATTCAAAGGGAAATCTTTCTTTGACTTCCCTTGCGTATTTCGATGGAACCCCGACTAGCATTGACGCTGTTTGTATTGGAGCTTTTGCTGATAGCGCAAATGAAACAATCTATTGGTTTGTTCATGACCCTAATTTTACCGCTACTTCTTCGGGACCTAATCCCACAGGAAAGTTAGACTTGATAGTATCTTTTAATACCATCACCAATATTCTTACTTACCATGTGATAAGCATAGACGATGGTGGCGGCGTGAATACAACGCTTAATTTTAATCCAAAGTATCTTGTTACAGGTATAGATAAAGTTGGAGACCTTTTGTTTTTTACAGAAGATTACAACCAACCTAGATTCATAAATGTTACAAGAAACTATCCAAACCCAATAGGAAATATAGATGGAGGTGGTCTTCCGGACGGCCCTGCTTTATTGGCTGAGTCTATACTTGTTATCAAAAGACCTCCTGCTGAAGCTCCGTCTGTTCAGCTTATTGAGCAGCCGGGAGAGAATACCTATTTAGATGAGAGATTTATTTGCTTTGCCTATAGATACAGATATATAGACGGGGAATACTCAGCTACCTCACAATGGTCTGACCCCGCTTTTGAGCCTAGTGAATTTGCATTTACAAATAACAGTTATCTTAATGAAGGGATGACCAACTCCTTCAATGCAGCTGTTGTTTCCTATGACACGGGTGGCCCGCTAGTCGTTGGTATAGACCTTCTATTTAAGCAAGCAAACAATAATATTATCAAGGTTATTGAGAAGCTTGACAAGGCTGAGATGGGTATTCCAAATGACACCATAGCGACATTTACTTTCAATAACAGTAAGATATTTACTATACTATCTGATGGAGAAATCTTAAGATTATACGACAACGTTCCTAGGCTCGCTAAGGCTCAAACCATAATGGGCAATAGACTTATGTATGGTGCATATCTTGAGGGGTATGACTTGATTGATAAGTTTGGAAATCCAACAAGACTAGAATACGAAACAGAGCTTGTATCTGAGGAGATAGGTTTTGAAGATGTTCCATATACACTCACATCGGGCGACTATTTTTTTGGAACAGGTATAGCTATTGACGACTCTGTTATTCAGATAGATTTAGCAGGATTAGAATTAGTAGCAGGAGCCTCCATAACAATAGAGGTAAATCTAACTCACGTTGTTTATACAGGGGACGCTCCATATCCAACAGACACAGTGTCTGACTTGGGGGTTACCTTTTCTTTTTCGCTTTTAAACGATTATGCGTCCGTGTATGCCTTGGCCACAAGTGTTGAGTTTCAAGATGCGATTGGAACCTCTTTCAATATACTTCCTGTGTACTCTCCAATACCCGGAGACGACACATCTTGCGATGGCACAACATTCACTGACCAAGTGAACTGTCTTCTTCCAAACACTTTGGCTACGCCAAATGCTTTTGGAACGGTAACTAAATATGAGGCCGGAATATCTGCGGCAAATGAGCCTATTGCAATAACAATATCATCTCCATCTAGCACTGTGATTGAATTGCAGTTTCTTGCAATGAGATACGTTGATGATGTGAGCGCTATAACGCAAAACATTTACGACCATTACAGAGTTGCAAGCGCAGAGGTTTTTTTCCAAAAAGTATCAACCCCAAGAAGCCTACATAGCAATAGGGGTTATGAGATAGGAATCGTGTATATGGATGAGTTTAATCGCTCAACAACAGCGCTAGTTAGTCCATTCAATACAGAGCATGTTGCGTGTGGAAACTCAACCACAAAAAACTCTATACGAGTTACTATACCCACATCACAAAGAGCTCCGGCATGGGCCACAAGATATAAGTTTGTATGCAAGGCTGACGCAGAGAATTACGAAACAATATATACAAGCGTCTTCTTTACTGAAGAGGCAACAAACGATGTCTACTTTCTTCTTGAGGGGGAGAACATGCGTAAGGTGGATGATGGAGACAGATATATTGTAAAGAGAGATACCGGAGGCCCATTACTTACGTGTGCTTACGCTACTGTGTTAGAGAAAGAAGCGAAAGGGGTAGGGTTTATTACAACCCAAGAAGGCGTTGCTCCACCCGCAGGTGTTTACATGAAAATGAAGCCATCTTCTTTTCAAGCGGTTCAATCTGCAAACTCAATCATCAATCCCGGAACGATAGTTACCAACGAAAATAATGGAGGTGACTTTCCTATACAGGATTATCCGATGAATGTTTGGGATGGCTCTGCATGGGTAGACTACACGGTTCCTGCAGGTAGTCGTATAAACATGTCGTTTAGATTTCAAAGGCTAGGAGCGAGAGGTGGAGATGGCAAATGCGAGAGAAGAATATACACGCTGAATGTAACGCTTACCTCATCTGCCAATTACGACAACATGTATGATTGGTGGGTTGGTGACAACATAGCTTCTGTCTTAAATAACGGAACACAAGAAGTTGGAGATGGTGAGTGCCCTATAACAAACGTGTTTATTCCAACGCTAGGCATTCCGACTCCGAGTGTTTGTACCAACTACTATCAGTTCTATAGATATGGCGACAATCAATTGGTATTAAAAATAACAGGAACTGTTAGGTGTAACGGAGCTATAGGAGCTGACAAGAGAAGGTCATCTATCACTTCTCAAGTGACCGTGTTTAGAGCAGACAATCTAGTTGTGTTTGAGACCATTCCTAGCGATACACCTCCCGATATATTCTTTGAGAATGAACTGTCCTTTGCTATTGATGCAGAGGGAAATCACCTATCGGGAAATGGACCGGGAGACGTGTCTCAAGATATTGCGGCAGGAATCCCCGGAGAAGTTCAAACCGGATTTTTCAATTGCTTTGCTTTTGGAAATGGTGTCGAGAGTTATAAGATTAGAGATTCTATTATTGGACGCTCATTCAATCTTGGAAACCGAGTGACATCAGTTGCCGCTCAAGATTATAAAGCAGCTGATAGATATGCTGATATTACATACAGCGGCGTATATAATCAAGAGACTAACGTGAACAAGTTAAACGAGTTCAACTTAGGTCTATTGAACTTTAAAAACCTAGAAACTTCATTCGGAAGAATATATATAATAGACGCTAGAGATACTGACGTTCTTGTTTTACAAGAAGATAAGATATCTTACGTGTTGGCGGGCAAGAATTTGCTGTCTGATTCAACAGGAGGTGGCGCTATATCTTCTGTGCCCGAGGTTTTAGGAACTCAGATAGCTAGAACAGAGAAGTACGGAATCAGCTTCAATCCCGAGAGCTACGTTCAGTGGGGATATGACAGATTCTTTACGGATATAAAAAGAGGTGCTGTTATTCAGCTGCGCGGAAACTCGCGCTCAAACGAAGAGCTGAATGTTGTTTCTGAATTGGGTATGCGTACATGGTTTAGAGATAGGTTTATAGAATCTTTTGGTACTCAAAAGCTAGGAGGATATGACCCTTATATGAATGAGTACGTGTTGTCCTTAAATGATAGAGAGCTTCCTGTAAATCCCGAGTGTCTTGCTTGTGGTGTTTCACAGACCCTTACTTTATTTATACCATCGGGAGAGGAGGCCGGAGCATTTGACTACTGCGTGTCATTGGGTTCTAATGTTGGACAGACGACTGTGTCTTGGATTGTATCTAGCGTTGAAGGAACCTTTGATGTAAGCGCTACATATAATGGAACCACTGTGTCTTCGGGCCCTCAGAACTCATCGGGTAGCATAACGTTCTTTAAAGACTTGGTGTCTGAAGGGACTGTCTCAATAAACATAACCTACACAGGACCTGTAGTCTTGACAATGCTTATTGACTGTCCTGTTCCGGACGTGCTAAACATTATCGAGGTTGTGGTGACAAGCGACACTGATGCGGGAAAGACAATACACTCTCAGTTTAGATATACAAACGGAACATTCGTTGGACCACTTCAATCAAATGGAGTTGTCTTCCAATCGGGACTAGATACACCTCTTGTGTCAAGATATAACGTAACAAGCGGATTTGTAGGAACAGGTTCGTTCCCTCCCGATGGAAGCGATGTGATACTTCAAACAAACAAAATAGCCCCCGATAACTATGTGTTCAATTCTCTTGGGAATAAGTTTAGGTATTTAAGAAGCTCTACGCTTTACTTAAATAACCCTACTGATATTTTAAACTTGCTATTAGCTTCTTCAGTAGCGTCTCCAATTACGGGAGGAGGCAACTTGTTTGAAGCTCAATTTGCTGTTCCATCATCTACATTTGGAGAATACTTGTACTTGATTTGGGACCTAAGACAGACAGGTATATTTGGCTTGTGTTATACAGATGATGGGTCTGAAGAAAGCTTAACCTCTCTTTGCTGTGATTGTCTTATTTGTCAAGACGAATGTATTACAATAGAGATAGTGAATCTTTCAGCAACGGAAACAGCGGGAGTTTATCTTCCGGGAGGGCTTTGTGGTAGCGGGGTTCCCGTCTCATTGACCCTTGACCCCGAAGAAGTGGTTAAAGATTTATGCATAGTAAACGCCGACTACTATGTTGCATTCGGAGACGTCGATATAGAATTTGTTAAATGTAATTGTTCCTAATAATGCCTAATCAATACCCGCAACCATTCTTCCTTAACGGCACATCATTGTCCGACTCTACTTCAATATACACTAATTCAGCACTAACTATTTTTGCAGTGAATGGATGGTATTCAGACGGCACTGTTATTAGGCAACTAATTGATGGGGTTCTTCAACCTGTTCAGCCATGTCCTGCATGTGGAGTTCCGTGTGGAGGTGGTTTGATTTTGGTGTCGTCGGTAAGTGGAGCATATAAATTAAGTATAAATACAGGAGGATTACCTGCTAATGTAGGAGCAATTGTGATTAGATTCTCACCTCAAAGTGTACCCGAAGGAATACAAGCTGTTTTCCAAGGAGTAACATACAACAAGGTAAGTTCTCAGAATTTTGGATACTTATCGGCTCCTATAAATCAACCTACCTTTTTAGGGATAACAGGCTCAGAAGTATCTGCTTGCCCTGCCGGGTCTTTGGTTGGGGGCCCATACTCCTTGACAGATTATCTTTGGGATGGAACAGCATTCGTTGCTACAGGGGGAACGTCTTCAATTAGCGTTACCGCTCCGCAGGACCAAACAACACCTACAAATCCGGGAGAATGTGTAATGGTTATTCCTAAGATAAGCTATGCATCACCGGTTGTTGATATAACTTGCTATTCAGTTTGTGTTGATGCTATATTCAGCATCTCTATTGAGTGCCCTGCTGTTCTTAAAAAATTCAAGGCATCCGTAGGAGTGGAAACATTGGAGGACCCTGTTGCTTTTTGTGAGCTTCCATTAAACGATTCTTATTATTTTGTAAGTGTCAATGGAGTTGCTCCTTATCTTGGCTTATACGATTGGATATTTACAGACCAATACGGCCAAGCTATATTGGCTGATGGATATTACAAGACAAGTAACTTGACCGGAACTAACGATACCATTAGAGTTCAGAACGGAGTAATAACAGAAATACTAGATACCTGCTCGTAAAATGACATACACACTTACATTCAGCCAACAGGCGCAGGGATGGCCTTCGTTTTATTCCTTCTATCCCGATTGGATTATTGGGATGAACAACTTCTTGTATACGTTTAAAGGCGGGGACTTGTATCGTCACAATACAAACTCGCTAAGAAATACTTTCTACGAGTCTTATTGGACAAAGGTTGGAGACCCTGCCTTGGCGTTTACTCCAACAAGTCTTCAGAGCGTATTCAATACATCTCCCCTTGATAACAAGCTATTCAAGACCATCAACCTAGAGGGTGATTCTATTTGGGATACACTACTAACTACAGACCTTCAGTATTCGGGGTTCATCAATGCTAGTTGGTATGAGAAGAAAGAACAGTCTTGGTATGCTTTTGTAAGAAACTCCGGAAGTGTTCCTGCTAATCCGGCGGAGTATCCGCTTAGAAGTCTGAACGGAATAGGAAGAAGCTTTCAAGTGACAGGCGCATTAGATGTGATTGACTTCTCAATATCTCCACTCATTGAGATAGGGAACATTGTCAGTATAGGAGACTATCTATACTTCGCTACACCTCCATATACGAGCCCGCAACTAGCAGGACAGATAACGGGTGTAAATCAAAACTACTCTCAAGGCTTTAATCAAATCACCATAGACACATCCACTCCCGGCTCTGTTCCTATACCAATACAAGATGCATATTTCTTGTACATAAAAGGTTCAATAGCCGAGTCTCACGGAGTCTTGGGACACTATTGTGTGTTCACTCTCGAAAATTCGTCTATAAATAAAATAGAACTGTTTGCTGTAGAGTCTGAGGTGATGAAAAGTTACCCTTAATTTTAATACCTTTGTGCGTATATGGATTCCCTTGTTGTACGTGCTTTAAATGAAAACGACTACCATGAGACCTTGGTCGGATGGTGGGAGCAGTGGGGATGGGTCCCTCCTTCATTAGATTTCCTTCCCGATAATGGGAAGGGAGGTGTGATGATTATGGATGGCGACGTTCCTGTTTGTGCCGGATTCATGTACTTGACTAACTCAAAAGCCGCTTGGGTAGATTGGATTATTTCTAACAAGAAGTATATCAATAAGCCTAAAAGAAAAGAAGCTATTGAGCTTTTGATTTCCTCTCTTACAGGAATATGCAAGTCAGCGGGGTCAAAGTATTGTTACGCCCTAATAAAACATCCGGGCCTAATAAACACTTACAAGAAGCTAGGCTATACACAAGGAGATTCGTACACAAGTGAGATGATAAAAAATTTATAAGATGGCAGTAACAACAGCAATAGTAGTTGGCACAGTAGCAACAGCGGCATCGGTGGGAATGTCATTTTCCCAAGCCAATAAGCAAAAGAAACTTCAGCGTGAAGCGGAGAGGGATGCTCAAAACGCAATGGCAGAAGTAAAGAAAGGTCTCGATGTAAATTACTACGACCCGCTTGGTATTCAGAAAGAAAAATATGACCTTGAGAGAGAGTCTCTTCTTTCAGCCGGCGCTCAAGCTATTCAAGCAGGAGTAGAAGGCGAGTCAAGAGGAGTAGCTCCAACGGCAGGTCGCGTATTGATGGCGCAGAACGAAGCTCAAGCAGGCATTAGAACAGCGATGGGTCAAGAGCTATCAGACCTAGCAAGACTTAGCGCAACTGAAGAATCTCGACTTAGAGATGTACGTGCTCAGATAAACTTAGAGGAAGCAGCAGGCGCACAGATGGCGGCAAGAGATGCTCAAGAAGCAAGGGCTGCAGCTATAGCGCAAGGATTTGAGAGCGTCCAAGGACTTGCTCAAACAGCTATTCAAGTCGCTCCATTGTACAGCAGAAATATAGGAGCAGAAAAATCGGCAGCATCTACAGTTGAAATGAATTCCGAACAGATGAAGGAGTTTGGAGATGTCAAGTTTGGCATGGGACCTAGTACGTCAGAAGCAAATTTAGAAAAGGGTTTTACTAATGTAGATTTCTCAACGATAGGACAAATGTCAAACCTAGAGTACAGAAAGTTTGTAAGAAACTTAAGTCCCGAACAGCGCCGCATGTTGTTTCAAAATTCTAATTATCAGCAGAATTACAACCCGTTTAACCCATTCTAATAATCAATGGCAACATATTTTAAATACGCTGAACGCGAGGCCGATAGTCAAGTAAATTGGGCCGAGATAGGGAAGAACATGTCCGACATGCTCAAGGAAGAGGTTCGGATACGTGAGGAAAAAAAGGCTGCAATAGATAAAGCTTCTCGTGATTACGGAGTAGAGCTTGCCAATGCTCCACAAGGAGAGCATAAAGGTATGAACCAATGGGCATTAGAGTATGGGGCTGATGCGTCGCAAGCTAGATTAATGCAAGATAAATTATTGAAGTCCGGACAGCTAAAGTTAAAGGACTATGTGGTGATGCGTCAGAACCTAACCGACGGAACAGAGGCTGCGTTTTCTTTGATGGACGAATATCAAACCGAGTATCAGAAAAAGATGGAGCGAATGAAGGCCGGGCAGTCACAAGACTTAGAGACTTGGCTAATGGCAGAAGCTGAAGGCTTTTCAAATTTCTCCAACACAAAACTCTACATCAATCCAACAGACTACACCCTAAACGTAGGGAAGATGGTAGTTGGTGAGGATGGTGTTAGAAAAATGAGCGATAACCCTAATGATTTTGCCACCATAAATTCTATGAGAAATAGAATAAAGTCAAGTTTTGATAAGTTTGATGTTGCGGCTAATGTCAGTAAATTCGTGAGTGGATTGGGGGAAGAAATAGAGACGATGACAGAGCTAAAGAATAAGTATCAGAGGGGTACAATTACTGAGTTTCTTGACATAACAGACCGAACTAACTTTGGAGAAGACGAGGGTAGTATTCAAAAGTTTGAAGACGCTGAAAGAAAAATGATTAACTCTATGCTTGTTGTTGATTACGACGTATCGTCTATACTTACAAATAACGTAGACTTTGAAAGTGAGACGGGCAATGAGTACACATATACTTGGGATGAAAAAGCAGCTAAGAAAAATCCAAATCTCATATTGCTAAAGACAGACCCAAACACAGACCTTCCTGTTCCTGTTTTTGAAGGCGCTAATGGAGCTAAACAAAGACAGGCTGCTTTTGATTATCTCAAAACGCAAGCCCGTCTTATGTATGATAAGACTGAGAAGGTAACTGTAATTGGCGCTTCTGAAAGACAGCAAGAGGCGCAGTGGCAATTTATGGAACGTGCAAACAGGCAGACAAAAGAAACTGTGTTCCAATCTTGGCAAGACCTTTACACAGGAGATGATGCAAGGGTGCAGGCAGCTACTGATGCAATCTTGGGATTGCCCGAGATGAAAGAAGAAGGTCTTATAAGTATAAGCAGAGGAAAGTACATCGACCCTAACACAGGTAAAGACGCCTATGGAGTCACGTTTAAATACGCTGACCCAAATAAAAATAGGTCTATACCATTTACTGACGCCAACCTCACTGTTAAAACACCGGATGATTGGTTTAAATCGGGGACTGAAGTCTTTGGAAAAATAACTGATTCTGATTTGAATAGATTTGGAAAAGGTAGCTTTGGTACTGCAGATTATGAGAAGAGCATTCAGTCTAAAAGAGATTATAATGCTACTCCTTCTACTGCACCCGATACAGGATATGACCAATATGTTTACACGGAAGGGTACATAGGTGAGGATAGTCCCGATAAGACAGTGGCGCATCTAAGTGATAAGTTCAATAAATTTGGATTTACATTTCAAGGAAGGTCAAACTATGGAAGCGATTACGTGACGGTAATTCCCAAAGTGGGAGAACCAAAAGAGTTTAACATAGACAATCAAGAGCAGTTAGGAGAACTGCAAAAATACTTAATAAATAATGGGGTTAATAAAGAATCAGTATCGGGTGTTGGTGGAAGTTGGAATGGAAATTAACTATAGTAGTATATTTGAGCTATGAACGAAGAAGCAATCAAAGACGCCTACAACCTTTTTGTAGGCACAGGGTATAAAAAATCTTACGAAGATTTTAAGCAGTTGATGGCCACTACTCCCGAGGCTCTCAATGATGCTTATAATCTTTTTGTTAATACAGGATATAGAAAAGACATTAACGCTTTCAGAATCCTAATGGGTGTTAGCGGAGCCGGAGCTCAGCCGCAGATGCAAGCTCAGCCGCAGATGCAAGCTCAGCCGCAGATGCAAGCTCAGCAGGAATTAAAAAAAAAAGAAGAAACCGTTACTACGGGATTGTCTTCGGCAGATTCTTCTTTGGCTTCTCGACAGCCGGAGAAGTTTGATTTCAGTGGTATACCCAAGCCTCAGACTGAGAATGAGAAGCTAGGTATAAATGCAAATATTGACTTCGCTAAAATAGCGCAGACAAGGGCCGAGAAAGAAGCAGCAACTCCGGAGGCTTATAAGTCTTCACTAGATATTATAACTCCCGACCTAATAAATTCAACTGAAGAATTTGTTGTGCCTAAAATGAACTATCAATTTGGGCCAATTGGATTTAAGTTTGAAAAAACAGGAGTGATGGGAGACTACATGATTGGCACAGCCCCCAATGGAGAGAAGATGGAGTTTTCTCTTGACCCATTTTTTGGAGCTGAATCTGAGGCTAAAAAGCTGCGTAAGTTTATCGACGATAATACCGATACTACTTTGTCGGGCCTTAAGTCTTTAGAGAAACAATACGCACAAAAGAGCAAGAGAATCGCCAACGATGAGCAAAGAGATGCAGAGCTTAAAGCGTTTGACGATAATGCTACAGCACTCAAGAATGACATCACAATGTTCTTGTCAGAAAAGAAAAAGATAGACGACGAGGAGTCTTCTCTTAATTCCGTGCCCCTTGCTAATAGAAACACACCCGAGTACAAGCAAAGAGTTGCAGATTATTCTCAAAAGAAAGCGGCACTAGAAGCAAAAGCACAAGGGCTTCTTTCTCGGGAAGAGCAGGTTAGGCTAAATAAAAAGAACTTAGAATATGCTGTCGGCCAATACACTGCTATGAAAGAGGAGCAAGGCGGTTGGGCAGGAGGGTTGTTAGATAGGTTCATGACGGGTATAGGAAGAATGGCAGCCGGACAAGTGAACGCATATATTGATGCTTTTATTTCAGAATACGGCCCATTAGGTGCAGACGAAGATGTTGAGAAAACTCTTACCGACGAAAAGGCGACAGGAGTTCCATCAGAGGACACCATAAAATTGAAGAACCTTGCCGTATCTAATGCCTACAGAATAAATGAAGATTACAATGAGGCTGTTGCAGAGTCAAAAAAGAGAGGTGACAAATTTCTTGTACTCCCTATAGGGACTCCCGACCCCATACCAATGCCCAAGGCCGGGCAAACCGTAAGGGATTGGTATAATAGCTTGACTGACGAACAACAGGATTCTGTTAGAGCAAAGTCAAATGATGACCTAAGAAAGGAATTTAAAAAAAATCTTCTCCCGTCTATAAGAACGGGGGCTGAGATTGTATTGGGAGACCCTAGCACAACTGTAGAATGGGCTGAACTAAAAAAACAAGGATTTTGGGGAGGAGCTATACTCGGTGTCGCAGAGTCATTACCGGCAATGGTCGGTAGTAATACCCCGATAGGATGGGCACAGAGAACCGCTCAAATGTATTCTCAAGTTACAGACCACGTGTACGAGGAGATGTCAAATAACCCTGAGTTTGACAAAATATCTGAGAGTGAAAAGCTATCTGTTGTAGCTCCAATAGGAATTACATCTGCAATCCTAGAGTCAATAGGTCTTAGGAACGTGATAGCCAACAAAGGTCTGATGAACCGAATCATCCTAGGTGCTATGGGAAAGGCAGGAGCCACTACCACTGCGAAGACATTTGGAGAGCTTGTTAAAAATGAAGTCAACAGCATGGTCGCTCGTGGTCTTATCACCGTGGGCGGAGCAGCTCTTGCTGAGGGTGAGACCGGATTTCTACAACAGGTTTCTGAGTATGCTTTAAAAGATATGTACAACACAGCGAAGGGAAAGGATATGTTCCAAACTCCCGACTTCTTGTCTGCTGAATACATAAAAGATGTTGCAACTGCCGGAGCTCAAGAAGCTGTCGGTGGTTTTGTTTTGGGCGTACCATCAGCGGTGTCCGCTGCTTACTCGAAGAAAGGATTCTTGTCAATGGATGACAAAGCGTTTGAGTTCTTCAGAAAAGCAGCTAATGATAGCGAGATAGAGAAAGCTTATGTCGTGAGGCTAAAGCAATTGGCTTCTACCGGAGATATGACAATGGCAGAAGCCAAGGAGTCGCTGAACAATTACAGGAACTCAGTTGGCTTATACCGTTCTGTGCCCGAGGGATTATCTACTCAAGACGCCAAGGAGGCAATGAACTTGCTAAAGGAGAAGAAAGACCTAGAGCAACAAATACAAGGCAAGGATGAGGCGCTAGTGAGACGTCAGAAGAGTCGTATCAATGACATCAATGACGAGCTTGATGCAATATCAAATCGTCCTGCCGCTGAGCCTGCCGCTGAGCCTGCTACAGGAGCTCCGGGAAATAGAATACAAATATTAACAGACGAGGAAGAAGAGAGAAGGGCTGCTCTTGAACAGGCTGTCGAGCGGTCTATATCTACCGCCCCCGAAGGCATAGGCCCCTTATCGGTATTAATTGGCGAAGAGCTTATTACTTTTGAAGACGCTCAAAACGAATTAAATGCACTAAATGAAAAGGCTAGGTCCGCTGCAGCTACAGAAACTGCTGCCACTAGACCGTCTTTGTTGTCTAGTCCGGAGACTGTAACAGCAGCGTTAGAGCAACTCCCGACAGAAGAGCGCACCGCAATCACCTTCGAGCAAGAGGATGGTACTGAGACCTCGGTGATGGGTAACGAGAAGATGCTTGCTGAGCTTTATGATACAGCATCTCAGTTGTCTGAGCAAGACCGCACACCTCAACAGCAAAGTGTTATTGATGCCGTTGAAGTGTCTTTAAAGACACAGATTGATGAGGAATTAAGTCAGATTCAAGAGCAAGCACAAGAGCAAGCACAACAACAAGCTCCAAGACAGGGCCGAGTTTTCGGAACTGTAAACGGCAATATTGTCGATATGTCTGATAGTTTTTTTGATGGACTTAATGATGATGAGACTTATGAGTTTATGGTAGACTCTATAGACCAAGTACCACCATTTCTTCGTGAGTTTACAGAGGAGGTTCAGAGTGATAAAAGAAAAAAAATTCTTGGACTTCCTATTGGAAAGAAAGAAGGGGGCAAGCTTTTTAAGTTAACGATTTACGGAGATACGGCAAAGGCTTTTAAAAATGAAATCATTAGCTCGAAGGCTAATAAAATGGGCAAAACTAAGGCTGAGATTTTTGCCAATACTGTTCGCTCATTAACTACTATATTTCCCGACTTGAAGACTAAGAATCTTAAGTCATTACAGGAGATGAAGGACTACGCAATTCAGAGATTTGGTGCTTCATTTTCAAGTCAGATTCTCGGGGGCGAGGGAGGTATGATTATCTATGACTTGAACAACAAGCCTATTGAGATATTGATTAACGACTCAGTATCTGACGCTACCACTCTTCCGCACGAGGCTTGGCATGCCATATTAATCAAGGCATTTGGTGATAATCAAGCGTTGTTTAATGAGTTCAGAGATAGCGTAAGACAATCCCTTATCGACAATGGATTCAATGAAATTGCAAATCAGCTTGATGAGTTTTCAGAATCAGAAACATATAAGCAATCGAACGTTCAAGCAGAGGAGTGGCTTGTTCAACTTGGAGGGCTGCTTACTGCAGCAGGAATTACATCTGACAATCTAACTCCAAAGGCAAAGACACTCCTTGATGAGATAAAATCTTTGTTCAATGGCATAGCAGTAAAGATTACAGGGCAGCCAATGTTCTTGGAGGACGCTAGACCGGAGGACGTATTGGAGTTCATGGTAACTATCTCTGAGCGCATGTCTAAGGGACAGGATATATCAATGTTCTTTAGAGATGTTGAGCAACAACAGGCGTCTAATCCAAATAGAACTTCTTTTCAAAAACCGAAAGCGGGTGTAGCTACTCTTCAAGAGACTACTCCTAAAACATCTTCCCTCAAAGACATCGATGTAAAACTTGTCCGCACTCTTAGCCGTGCAGGAAGCAGAGTCTCGAAAGGCTTAGCTATCTATACAAGAAACAAACGGAAGATTGTAGAAGAAGCGCCGGAACTTTCACTTGCTTATGTAAAAGAAAATGCTCCGGAGATATTTATCAGCAATGCCAATCTTATTGCTCAGTATCCAATCGTTAGAGGAGTTAAAGCATTCAATGAGATAAAAACTATTGAGCAGGCTCAAGAAGTTTACGATATATTTTCTCGTCAGATTGCAGATAACTTAGAGTATCTGATAGATAACTTTAGACAAGACCTAAGAGAGATTGCAACGCTGTGGTATGATGGAGCAAACATCTTGGCCCAAAACTTTGGCAAAAAGTATGGCATCACAACCGAACAAGCTGCAGGTATTATAGCTTCACTATCTCCTCAAAAAGATTGGTATCAAAATGTTCGTCTTGCCGAAATGGTAATGATGGCATTTAAAGATAATCCTGTTATGAGTCAAGAGATGGTTGACTATCAGAGAGGAATCATTAACATCGGCTTGGAAGGTAAGCAGAAGAAGGTAAACAAGGCTAAGGCAGCATACAAGAAGAGCCGCTCAAAGGCTAATGCTAACAAGTTAAAAAAACTAATAGCTAAGTATGATAGTGCCGTTAAAAAAAGCGATATAGTTTTGCAAAATCTTACCGGCCTAATAGGAACGAAGATGAATGACGCTCCTAATTACGCTAAACCATATTACGCCCGAACATACAACGAGGTAAACACAACTAAAGATTACGACATTTTAAGTCCCGACGGTAAGGTAATTGGAATAGCTAAAAAGAAAGACGGCTCTAATGCTCAAGTCGCTTGGGGTTCATATACTGAAATTGGTAAAGCAGTTGCAATTTATCTTGATGGAAGCCAAGAGAATATCACAAGAACTCTTGGAGAGATGCACAAAATTCGTAACTTTTACAATAATATCATCGACCCAATGTCTCCCGACAAGGACGTGACAATGGATACCCATGCGGTAGCCGCTGCGTTATTGCTTCCTTTATCGGGAAACTCTAAACAAGTTGAAGCTAATTTTGGAACCGGTACATCAAACTCAGACCCACTTGGAATCAAAGGGTTGTACTATGCATTTGCCGAAGGATATAATTTAGCCGCAGAAGAAACAGGTCTATTGCCTCGTCAAGTACAGAGTATTACTTGGGAAGCAGTAAGAGGCTTGTTCACTGATGATTTTAAAAGAGATAAGAAAAAGGTTGAGGCTATCAATCAAATAGTAGAAAATTACGTAAACAAAAAAATCACATTAGATGAATCAAGAAATCAAATCACAGAGTATGCAGGAGGAATCAAAACCCCAAGTTGGGCAGGAGGACCTCTTCAAGAAGGGACTACAGATAATGTTGAAGGAGAAACTGTCGGACGAAGAAGTAGAGGAACTAAATCTGATACTGTCGGGGCTGAGCGAGGAGGAGCAAGAGTAAGTCGTCAAACTCCACAGGGAGGAGGAACGCTTCAAGAAGTTCAGAAGGTTGCCAAGAGGTACAACATGAATAATAATGGCTTCTCTCCTGCACAGGTAAATGAGTTCGCCATGAGCAGAGAGCTCAATGTCTTTGGCTATTCAGCTAAGAGAGCTAAGCCCGATGCTAACGGAAGACCGGGAGGAGTATATATCCTAGACCCAAACGGCAAATTCTTCAATCCATTCAAGGCTAAGTTCTCTAGAATTAATCTAGGGGCCGGCAATCTTCAAGAGAACGTAGACACCATTCCGGGATACGCACGTATGCTTGATATTGCCAATGGAATTATTGAGAAGTCTATAAAACGTGGACTAGACAAAGCAAAGACCATGGATAACGTCATGAAGTATGTTACTAGGTCTAAGGTTTATGAGATAGCAAACGACTCTCAGCGTGAGCAGTTGGTTCGTAATGTAGAAACTGAGTTTGGCAAAAGACAAAAGTCTGCGCCATCAGTTGAAAGAGACGTGTTTATGGGACTAGGTCGCCTAGTGCTTGGGGATATAGCTGACATTAAAAGAATCACAATGTCAGAGAAGGAGTTGCTTAAGAAACAAATCCGAGACCTAGCCCGGGGAGCAAGACAGTCAAAGATTGCTTTTATGAAAGCTGAAGCTGAGTTGGCTAAGCAAATAAAAGAATTAGTATTGCCGGGTAAAATAAAAACCAAGCAGGTAGCAAGTATTATCAGAAGATTTGCGGCAGTCAATGTATTCAATCAAGATTCTGTAGACAAGTTTGTTGACTACATGATTAATGTATTTGAAGACGCTGAATACGACCAAAAGATAGAGACTGCTCGCAAGAAATTAAAAACAGCTAAGGTAAATATCAAGACTAAAATAGGTATTGCTGAATCAGCAGGACCTCTATTGACCAAGCTATTCTCAATCAATCCAAATCTAATCCCCGATTCAGTATTAGACAAATACCTTGCGTTAGTAGATTCATTTGGAGAGAACGCTGCAGTATTGAAATTGGAAGAGGCAAATAAAGTTGTCTCTACCGTTAACGAAATACTTGATGCAGTAAACGAGGAGGAATCGTTGGTTGAAGAATTGGCTATCCTGTTCGATAACTACGAGGACAAGGTAATTGATGAAGACGGAAAGATTGACTTTGCTGAGACTCTAATTAAGATGTTAGAGGAGGGAGAGATTACAGAGGCTGAGGTGAAGCTGATGAAGAAATACAAGAGCCTTATTATTCCAAGGGTTGAAAAGGCCAAGATGACTGAGCAGGAGATTGAGGAAGAAAAAAGAAAATTGATTTCGGCAATTAGAGGGCTCGACATTAACGCCGAGAATCTTCCAACAAGAGACGAAAGAAACTTAGCAAAAGAGCTCAAAGAATTGCTAGTGCCTTCGCTTTTAAATCAACTTAGTATTTCTCAGTTAGAGAACGTAATCAAATTAATAGACAACATTAACAACGGATATCTTCCGAGTTATGCTGAGCTTACTGTTGAGAGACTTGATTCATTCAAAAAATCAGAACCATTAATAGAGTCAATCAAAACAGGTGTTGCCTTAAAATTTGAGAAGGCGTATGCAAGGATTAAAAAGTTTTTGACTCGCTCTAAGAATTCGTCTGATTTTGTAATGGTTGAACGTGGTCCATTATACAATATGGAGCAGCTGTTTGGAGACTTCAAAACAAAAAACATATTCAACTCTGTATTTGCAGGACTCGCAAAGGGGCAAGCCTTTTTTGACTCTGAGATGAACACAATCAATAAGACGTTGGATAAGGCTAGACAAAAAGTTGCTTCGTCTTATAAGAATAATGCAAACAATACACTGTTCTCTTCGTATAGAATGATGGCTTATATGCTTCAGCTTGAGTATCAAAACAACCCCGATAGCAAGCAGGTTCATAACGTAGCAAAGGTTATTCAATCTACCATCAAGCGTATTGATGAGGGCAATAGCAAGTATGGAGAAAGAGAGATTGGATGGCTTGAAAGTATATTAACAAACTTTGGTGTAGTTGTGGGTCAAGATAAAAATGGTAAAGACATTATTGAGATTGACGCTAAAAAACTATACGACTCATTCAACTCAGCAGAGAAAGAAGCTATTGACATCATTCAAAAAACGAATGAATCATTACGTGAAAAAGCAGTATACACTGCATCTGTAATTCGTGGAGACAGGATTACTCCATTAAACAATTACGTTCACCACTATGTGATGCATGAGTATAGTGCAGATGAGAACGCAACAGGGACACAGACCGCTGATGAGTACAACAATTCAATGAGACCATCGACACGTGCAAAATCTCTTGAAGAAAGAAAGAACACTGTGTCGCCATTAAACTTTGATTTGTTTGCTTCTGCTCAGCGTGGGGCCAAGTTTGTATTGTTGGACTATTCTATGACAAAGGCTATACGCACTGCACGTAAAACATTGGCTGCAACAAAAGCCAAGTTAGAAAAGAATGGCCGCATACCAAAGGAGGAACGCGAAATTTTCAACGCTATAAACTCTGCATTTAATGAAGTCGTTAAGAATGTTTTGACCAACAACTTTATTACCAATTCAATCGGTGATGAGGTGGTTCAGTTTATTTCCAAGACAGGATACCGGGCAATTCTTGCAAGTATTCCAAGATTTATTTCTGAGCTTACATCAAACTTTGGTACAGTAATTTTTGACCCCGACTCATTTGCAAAAGGCGTTTCGTTGTATAGAAAAATCAGCACATTAGAAGCTCAAGAGATAATGAAAAACTCAAAGAGTGTTCAAGCCAATAGATTGTATGGGGGCCAAGCGCTTTCCGGAAAATTCATAGACTCTTCTGTGCTTCGTCAGACAACAGGTATAGTGTCGGGTTCTGCAAAGTCTGATGTTTTAAATGTGGTAAACACAATATACAACAACAGTCTTAAGAAGTATAAAAACTTTGTCGAACTTACTGCTGATACCTTAATCTCCACTCCCGACAGAGCTGTGATGCGTCCATATTGGTTTGGCGTGTACTCTAATTCATTTAAAGAACAGACGGGAAAAGAGATAGATGTTAAAAAGGTTGCGGAGAATGATGAGGCTTACATGAATCAATATAAAGCTGAAATTGAAAAAGCCGCTGATGCTGCCGATAGAATGTCCGTCAGAGTTGGCGCTACAGATAATCCATTTATGGGGATTCTCAAGGGCACAATAAAACCCGGCCAAAGCGCATTGACTAGAGGCTTCAATAACTTCAATAACTTTATGACTCGCTTTGCCATATACGAATACACCACTGCACGTGAGGGTGTCTATGCCGCAATGGGTAATGGATTGATTACAAGAAAACAAGGCCTAGCTTTACTCGCAGGGGTTGCAACACGTATGACTGTCTATACGTTGCTAACAAACGTATTAGGAAGCACTATGCTGTCAATGTTTGCCGACGATGATGAGGATGATGAGAAAACTTTCATGCAAAAGTTCGGTCAGTCATTGGCATCTACAATGACAGGACTTATATTGGGACGTAACTTTGGTAATGCAACTAAAACGTTAGTCAACTATGGCGTAGAGGAAGCAAATGAAGAGTTTTTGACAGCGCTTAGGGAGGGTGAGTACGACCCGTATAAGGACTATATCTCTTACTCAATTATACCACAAGAAAAGAAGGGGCAGAAGACTGACTTAAACGACTTCATTACTCAGATGGGAGGTTCGTTTGGCCCTGCGTTAAAAACACTTGAATTAACGGTACGAAAAGTTTTTGAAGCTCCTAAAAAAGAAGAAGAAGCAATCGAGAGAGACAAGAAAGAGAGTCAAATCAGAATCCCATTAGAGGTGCTCGGTAACTTAGGAATGGTCCCATTGTATAAGGACATTAGAAAGATTGTGATGTCCAATATGTACAAAGACCTTGAGAATGCAGACAAGAAAGCTGCAGATAAAAAGCAAGCTGAGAAGGAAATGCTGCAGGGTTATGAGAACAAGACAGAGATGAAGCGATACGACCCCGAGCTATACGAGGAAACGTTTGGAGAAAAGTCTCCGGGATATGACGAGCAACAAGCAAAGAAGGAAATTAAGAAGCAAATGGACGACCTTGAGCAGAAGATGAAGGACGAGTTTTACAACTATGTGCCAAGCAAAAAAGACAAGCCGTCGTTTGGCTCAAAGAAATTTGGGGCGCCAAAAGAAACCAAGAAAAAAACTACTAAGGGATTCGGTTCAAAGAAATTTGGTGAATAAAAAATGTGCGGGACTCAATCAAGAGAACCGCACATATTTAAACCCTTTCTGTTTGTCGTAGTAGACCATCATCTCCTCATCATTTGAGGCGCCCTGTCTTGCAGGCCGTCCTCCCCATTTGATTTGACCAATCAGTCGGTCTGCTTTTCCGTAGATTATTCCGTCATCACATGACCATATAACCACCGCCTGTAATCTCTTGTCCATAAGCTTCACAAGTTTACGAGCAGCTAATGGGAGTGGATACGCATCTCTTATTGTCCTTATACGTCCTTTAACCTCGGCGTATGCTATTAGTTTATTGTCCTTGTCGAATATCTTGAAGTCAATATCAAGCGGGTCTAACTTTTGAAATGAGCCGCCGAATGTTTTTACAAATGTTTCTATAGCTTTCCGTTCCCTTCTAAGGTCTTCTTCTGTTTCAGAAATCGTCATCACTCATAGCTTTTAAGGTTATTCTAAGCTCAGATATTAAGAACCTAATGTCAGTCTCAGCCTTTTGAAAATGCCTGTCTGTAAGACATTCATACACGTCATCTAAAACTGAGTGATACTCACTGATTCTAAATGATATGCGTTCGGCTCTTTTGTTCTCTTCGTCTTTACTCATCTTGATACTTATTTGCCATCGTAAACTTGAACCTCTACGCCATGCTTGGACAACTCATCGTCTCGGAACTCTTGAAGAGGACTTCTTTTTTTGCCGGGGCTTTTAACCTCCACAAAAATAACATCACTATTTTTTGGTATAGCTATCAAGTCGGGTATACCGTTCTTGTTTGTTCGGACCAACTTAATAACGTAGTACCCTTGAGACTCTAGTTCTTTTATTTTCTTAGCTTGGACGTCTCTCTCTAGTCTGTGTGCTGCCATACTTGGTTGGATATTTCTGCAATAGAAGCTTGGACTTCCGGTGCGCTGTTAATCATTTCAAACAAAGCCTCAAGGTCTTTCTTGTGTATTGCAAATCTTTTCCCTAGATAGTATTCAAACGGCAAACAGCTCTCGTCTAGCGAAATCTCTTGAAGCTCTACAGCTATTTCTCTTTGAGGGAGAACAAGCCTAGCAAAGATAATGTGATATTCCTGCTCTTTCTTTGGCCATCTTTCGGACGGAATAACCCTTGGCTTCCCGCTATCGTCAACACATATGCACTTTATCATTTGTCACCTCCATATATTGCGTTGTAGTATTCTACAAAACTTTCTTCGTCATTCATATTGTCTGTAAAATAAGCATTTTCAAGCTGCTCCTTGTGCATTGCTTTGGCTTGGTCAATCAATTCCTTTCTAATGAAGGTTGAGTTAAGGCAGTCGGCATTAACCTGCTCGACCAACCATTCTACCGCAGTTTGTTTACTCATCTTTGATAAATTTTTTAAAGTGTGATACTGTATAGTCTTTCTTTTTTGTTACCGCTTTATATATGTCGTGCTCGATTCCTCCCTTGGAGAATATCCAATACACATTATTCTCAAGCCTGTCCTTGGTAGTCATCCGGTCTCTTGATTGCCAATAGCTTGTGGCGCTGAAGTCAATATTGTAGTACACCAAGAACTCCGCTTGCTTCAAAGATATTCCCTCGCGCCCGGACAAGATTTGAAGGGCTATGTTTTTATTGGTGTCTTCAAAGACACTAAGCTCGGTAGTCAGCATGTCTCCAAACACCTGCTTCAAAACGTTAAGCTCTTCTTTGAACTTATAAAAGATACCAATCTTGCACCCGTCGAACTGTTCCTTAATGAACTCAGCCTTGGTGGTATCAATCACCATGGAGTTTCCACTCTCAAACTTAACAGTCCCCGAGTACATCTGATGGGTCTTCATCATAAGCTTGACAGCCGTGTCAGCAAGTATAGTCTCATCCTTTCCTTGAACCACAAGGTCTCTCTTGAGCTTGTCAATCAACTTATAGGTTGATTCCTTCATCTCTACCTCAAGAATCTCCTCGGTGGTTACCGCTGCAAATCCCGCTGCTGCTTGGGTATAGGTGATTGTGTACGGCTGCATTACCTCAAGTATAGACTCCTTTGCGTCTGAGTAGTCATTGACAAACATGCCTCCAATTTTTCTCTGCTTTACTTTCACGTACTCGTCACAGAACCTGTAGAAATTCTTGAACATGTTGAATGGATTCTTGGGTATGCTATATACTTGATGGTACATCTGAGCATACGACTCGGGCGTCGGCGTTCCCGACAATAAAATAATCCTTGGCTTATGTTTCTTTATCAAGTCTCTAACCGCCTTTGCTCTGTTGTTTGGCTTTGGAAACGCACCCATACCATGAGCCTCATCACAGATTACCAAGTCCCAATTCATGTCGTGGTCAATAGTGTGAAGGCTCTCGTAGTTTATCACACAGATTGAGAACGATGGCTTGAATAGGTCAAAGTCTTTTAGAATAGAACCGATGGCCCTCTTCTTTGTAATGAACAGAACTGTCTCAGCATGTAACTGCTCTGCTATTCCTAAGCTAGTCAATGTTTTTCCGGTGCGAACCTCCATTGCTAGATACACAAACCCGTGCTCGTGTATTTTCCTAGTGCCCTCAAGTATGATTGACTTTTGATAGTCTCTGAACTCTACTCTATTTTTTCTTTCCATGTCTTGTTCGTGAAGTTTTTTATAGTGCTCGTAGCTTCTTCTTGCTATAGCCACATCGTTGGGATGATACTTAAATCTTGGAACCTTCTCTATAACAAACGTCCGCCCCTTTCTAACCTTGACGTCCTTGGTCGCCTCAACAGTCTTCAGCATTAGCTCGCACTGCTTAAGCATCATCTCATTGCTATAGCAGGGAAGCCTGTCATATACGCTTACCAAATCTTCAGTCTTAGATTGCATATTGCACATGTTGTTTTTTTAGTGTACTCTTTTATCTCGGGCATCTCGCACTCGCACGTCTTCTCTTTCAGTGTTCCGTCTTTGTTGAACGTGTCGTCTATGAACTGCTGAAACTCTCCGCAATACTCATACATTTCCCTCTCCATAAAGTAGGACAGGATAAACTTAGCAGCGTTTATATTGATGAACTCTGATGGATGATATGACAGGTACGGTACATCTGACTCCATCACCAAATCAATGTCCACTTTTCCTGTTAGTATATTGAATGAATTAATCATTGCAATATGAACCTTCTGTTCTTCAGTCATTTTAATCTGTTGTTAATTGATTTTGATATTCTGCGTCTTGTTTCTTTCTGATGATAATCCAACGTCCGTGCAAGTCTCTTCCTTCCTCGGGCATAACTCCTTCCTTGAATATGGCATAGGATACAAGCCACTTGTAAAACTTAGTTCGGCTGATAGTCATCTTAGACTTAGGTCCATAGTCCGGATACTCATCAACAAAGGCATAGTACAATTCATTCTTATACAGTCTTACTCCGGATGATAGACTATTGTTTCTCTCTTGGTTATCAACCAACCCACACCATTCGATAAACTCATGACAAGTCTCTGCAGATAGTTGGCGAATCTTAAGGTTGACAAACTTAGATTTAACAAGCCCTGTATTTAGGTAGCCCTTCAAGCAACCTATCATGTAGTTATCGAACTCACACCAATCATCATCATTCCAATCGCCAAACATTAGCTTACCAAACTCATCAAGAGGAGTGAATGATTTGCTATAATACTGATGCAGCTCAAGCTCCCACTTGCGTCGAGCGAATGAATTGCCTGCTCCCTTGATTGCGTAGTTGGTAGTGATAGCAATCTTTGGTGACTTGCTGAATGGAATCTTGATGGCGTCCTTGTTCTTTTTCTCCAAGGTCAACCCTTCTGTTACCACTGAGAACAATCGTTCAAAATCGAAGTGTTTCTTCACGTCGTCGAAGCATAGTATCTGTGTGTCTGCAGACACTAACTGATAGGCAAAACTTCGCTCAAACGTAAATGACTTACCGTCAATCACCACTAGCTTTTTCATTTGACTCAAGGCATTCATAAGAAGTCCCTTGCCTGTGCCGCCCTCCGGATTGTCTGATATAACCTCGTCGTTCAAGATGATGGCCGGGCAATACGATAGGTTTTTATACCCGTGCAGCATGAACCCTATGGTACTCTCCATAGACTTAACCCTCTCTACGTCTCCACCATTTATGTTTGACACAAACTTTTTGAAGTCGCATCTACCGGTCACATCACACATTGAGAAGACTCTATCTATCACATGGTCCTTCCAAACATAACCGCCTAGGTCAAGGTAGTCTATTGACGTCACGGCGTTCTTTGTTATTTTGACAGCGCAATTTTTGTAGTACAAGTATGCTGAGTCTTTTGAGTCAGCAATAAAGTAAATGTCAATCGTTGATAGCATAGACAGGAACTCTTCCTTGAAGAACCTCGTGTTATCCGCGAAGTAGTTGTACACGGATATGTCGTCTAGCTCGAGCAGATGTTGTAGCACAAAGTCCTTTATCTCTTTCTCAGATGTATGGTCGATAAGATTATTAGTGACCTTGACAAACACGTAGTTCTTACCACCCTCCGGCAATACTTGTAGAAGCCATTGTCTTCTAAGAACTGCTTGAATAGGATATGGACTATCTTGATAGCGCCCTTGTCGTTCTTGGTCCAAAACGTTTGCTTAGCGTTCTCTTCCTCTACCTTGCTCAGCACTGACTCAATCACATCATGCTCTAAGTTTGAGTCTTGAAGTTGAGAACGCACCTCCTTTTTTGGCACGCCTCTTCTGAGCTTGGCTTTGATTTGATTGATTCTCTCCTCGTCTTCGTAATACTTCGTACCGAAGTTTGCCGTGTTTGAATACGCTGAGTTTATAGTCGTTGCAATCTCTTGAAGGCTGAAGTCTTCTGAAGAGTATTGCTTGAGTATATATTCAGCTAAGCTCTTGTTGATTCCGAAGTCGTTCATGGCCATTGCTAGTATGTAGCAATTTTGATTTCTCTGCCCCTCCATCATTGGGTATTTCTTTGTCCACCACTTCACAAGTATTTCCACAATCTTGTTCTCGTCTGTAATGGGTATGGTAGGAGCGTCTCTGACTTTGCTTACCTCGGTATACTCCGGCTCCTCAATAACATCCCATACTGATGAGTTGTCGTTCACGTAAATGAGTGGGTCGTAAGACTCGTAACAAACTCGGCTCAAATTCTTGGACGTCTTGTCGAAATAGGGAGAGTTGAAATGCTTCTCAAGAGAATTGAAATAGTTTGCGTGATTGTCGGGGTCTGCCGGTATCTTAACCAAAACCTTGAGGCCATTGCCCGATGGGGAAATGAATACAGAGAACACATACTTACTCTTGGTAAAGTTCTCCTTGTCCTGTAGCAGCTCCTTCTGTTTGGTGTACCCATCAAAGTCTAGGCATATCAAACCCGAGTGCTCCATGATAGCTGAGTCTGCTCGCTTACTGAATGTACCGCTGAAGCAAATAGCCGGGAGCTGCTTCTTTATCTCGTTGCGCTCGGGCTTGCGCTTCTCTGAGCGAATCTTCTTCACCAATTCCTTGGTCGCACCGTCCTTTACCCTATTCAAAACCGCATGTACGCTTCTGAAGAATGGGGTATCGGTCTCTCTTATGCTTTTAAATAACGTAACCTGCATATTGTATGACGATTTTATGATAGATTTTTTTAACTTAATTGTTTGACTCTCAATCTATATGTCTTTTATGTCAATTTTTACTTTATATTTTAATTAATAAAAAAAGAAGAAGAAGAAGAATATATATAGAGAGTATAGGGGTAGTTGCTTTGGCATTTTTGTCATGCTAATTTGCTAAAAAAAGGGGGACGTTTCCCCCTTTCTTTTGCTACCTTTTCTGCTTGGACTAGAACGGCAAGTCGTCGTCTGTGTCCGGCTCTTTTTTAGCGGGCCCATCGGTTGTCTCCTGTTGGCTTGGGCCATTGTTAGAGTTTGATTTCTTTGGCTCGTAGTTGTCGAGCTCCACATAGTAGTTTCCACTACGTGCTTGCTTGACATTAAGGTTTATCCAACCTCCCTTGTCGTGTTCTCGCATGAACGCAAGTGCGTCCTCAATTTTGATTGACATTCTACCAATCACAAATTCCGGTGCGTTCTCGTTTCTTTTGAATACGAATCCGTCTGCAAAAATTTTGTCTTCTGACATTTTGATTTTGTTTTGTTTGCCCTAATCTATTTGTTAACCAATCGACGAATCCTTAAGGCTGAACGCATCTATTGGTGGTGTGTCTTTAAAGACACCATGATACTCACATCATGTAGAGAGAAGGAGAAACGTTATCCTCCTTCGTCTCTTGATTACAAAAATTAAAAACTTAATGTTTGAGTCCTAGACAGACTCATCATTATGAGAGCACGAACTCTCTACACGTGTGGTTTAATAAAATAGACTATGAGAGCACGTTGTTCTTTGCTTCTCTTTGATATTTCCCGCGGTCAGTCAAACCGGATAGAGCGTTTCCCTATCAGAAGTTCCATGTAGGTAATCAACCTGCTTCTCATCATATTGGACATACTATTCAGTGATGAACTGAAACGTGTAGTCGGAACAGGATTCGAACCTGTATATAGATTTACATGAGATGTCACCCTCAACACTATCCTTTTGGGTGCGTCTACCAATTCCGCCACCCGACTACCCCTTCACAGGGGTCAATCTAACGTATCGTCAATATAGTAATTATCTATATCGTCAGTTGGATTTGGCCCGAAGTATTTTTTCCACACCTCGATAGCCTTAGCAACCTTAAGCTCGCCACCCTTGATGAAGTTCTCAGACGGTCTGAAGATTCCAAGTTGTCCTGTTGTCTTGTCAACCACAAAGAACACGAGCGGCTTGCCAAAAAGCTGCTGATAAATATAACACTGAGAGTCGTAGTTGTACTTACGTGCCGACCATTTGAACGCTGATATATCTGATGTGGTCTTCAAGTCAATGATAATCTCGTCAGTAATAATATCCGCCTTTCCTTTCCAATTCATGCCTTGTATCTCTCCAACCGCCGGAGTCTCGTACTGATTTCCGGGCTTGTATATCTCATCATAGAATACAATGTTGGCCTTTATTACTGATGCAAGATTCTCCATCTCGTCCATCTCCTTTCGTAGCAAACAGAACGGAAGGTTGTTGGACTCACAGAAAGACTTATACTCCTTTGTCGTCCTTGTGCTCACGTCCACGAACATAGTATGCTTTGCCTTGTCGGGCTCAATCAATAGCTGATGAAAGTATCTGCCCTCAGCAAAAGCTTTGTTGTCTTCTCTTGCCTTGCCGAACTCTTTGGGGTTTGATAGCAGCACACCTATATCTGAGTTTGATAGGTATAGCTTTCCGACACCCGAGTAGTATTCTTTATCGTCCTTGAGAACCTCTAGGACACTCACGTCTAATTGATTCTCCATTATGCCTCAGAGTTAATTATGTTAGCGATTTCCTTTTTGATTGATGGCGACATCTTGTACTTACGATTAAGCTGCTGCCCGATTTTCTCCAAGCCTTGCGCCTTGTTCGCTGTAACGTAGCTCACCACCTTGTCCCAATTCTCAGTGCCCTTCTTGAGCTCAATGATTCCCGAGTCTGCTTGAGCTTTCTTTTCCGTCTCCGCTTTGGCAGGCTTCTCAGTTGTCAACTCGGGCACGTCTTCTCCTGTCCAAAGAGACAAGCCTAGTCCGTGCATGGCAATAGCCTTAGCTGTTGAACGTTGAATTGTTTTGTTTATGTCCGTTGCGGTAACCTTATCAATTGGCACTGCGTTGTTGCGGAAGTCCATAACAGGTAGGTAGTCAATGTGCTCCTGTTCGTTGATGGTTATCCCAACCTTGACCCATGCCGTGCGCCCGTCAGTGAAATAGTTAAAGCCTGTGTGCTCAGACTCATACACTTTGCGCTGTGCGTTAGGGTAATTGGCTTTGAGAATTGTCCATGCGTTAGCCCATGATAGGTAGTCTTGATTCCCTTTACGTTCTACCTTGTCTCTTACGTTGATTGAAGACAACGTAGAAAAAACTGATTGATTTGTTGCTGACATGCTGATTTGATTGTTAGATGTATACTGATTTTTCTAGGTCCTTTACGATAGCCTCGTAGTCCTTGTCTTCGCTGACCTTACTCTTCACGACATTGATTCCATGGATGATGGTCGAGTGCTGAATTGAGTACCCATTCTCACTCATGAACCTCTCAATGTAACCCACTTGCATGGGTCTGTGAAAGCAAAGATAGTAGAGCAAATACCGGGCATCAACCGTCTCTCTTTTCTTTGATTTAGAGAACAGACTTTCTTTGTCAATTCTAAAAACTTCAGAAACTTTCTCTGCATATTGATTAAAAACTTCCTGTTTCATATACTTTTTTCTGTTTTATGACGCAAAGATAACACCTTTGTTCATTTGTAGTACAATTTTTTATTAATTATTTCTTATCGTTGAAAAGTTTATCTGCAACAAGAGACCAAAGAGATAGCTCCATTGTATCGAGTGACTGACTCTCGATTCCACCCTTGCTCTCGTCGATTCTTAGGCGGTAATTTCCCGACTTTAGAACCTGTAGGTATAATTTACCCGCATAGACAACGATGTCGGTACAGTCAGCCTCTAATACCTCTCTTGGATTGTTCTTTCTGAACTCCTTCTCGTTGATGAACCGTCCCGTGTCCACAAAATTATCGAACGTAACTTGTCCACTAGCAATCATCTTCTCAAGCTGAGTGATTAGTCCTTGGTCGGGCTTTGCTTTTTTTCT